GATAGTACAGTGCCCGGTCCGGTGGGTCCGGAGGGACCACAGGGAGATCCGGGTCCGACGGGCGCGACAGGACCAGAAGGTCCTCAAGGTGACCAAGGTATCCAAGGCATCCAAGGGCCGATAGGCGCTACAGGTGCCGATAGTACTGTCCCGGGTCCACAGGGGCCAGCGGGTCCTCAAGGCATTCAAGGACCGATAGGCCCAACAGGAGCAACTGGCGCAGATAGTGTGGTGCCAGGTCCGGCAGGGCCTCAGGGTGATCCTGGACCGACTGGTGCTACCGGCGCACCTGGAGCAACCGGGCCAGCGGGTGCCGACAGTACAGTACCAGGACCAACTGGGCCTCCAGGTGCCCAAGGTATTCAAGGACCAGCTGGAGCAGCTGGTGCTCAAGGACCCCAAGGTATTCAAGGAATTCCCGGAGCTACTGGTCCGGCAGGTCCGGCTTTGTATGTTTCTGATTCTGCGCCGGTTGGTGCGCCACTCAATGCGTTGTGGTGGGAAAGCGATACTGGTCAGCTCTATGTTAACTACAACGATGGAAATACTACTCAGTGGGTTAGTGCTGCACCACAACCTGATCTTGCATTTAGAGTTCAACGTGGATTTATTAGCGGTTTCATATTAGGCAGTACGGGACCGAGTACGTCATTCAGTATCGGGCCGGGTCAAGCTGCTAACAGTGCCAATACCGATTACATCTCACTTCCTGGACCTATCACAAAAACGTCTGCTGCCTGGGCTTTAGGCAATGGTCAAGGATCGTTTGATGGTACCGGAGCCCCACCGAGTTCTGGTGGTTGGCTCCACGCCTTTGTCATTAAACGCCTCGACACAGGTGTGGTGGAGGTATTGACATCACGATCTCCAACTAACCCAACTCTGCCTGCCGGATACACTACATTCCGTCGTATTGGTTCGATGAGGTCGAATGCATCAAGCCAGTGGATTCCATTTACACAAGAGGGAGATGAATTTCTATGGTTAACAACAGCCGCTGATTGGAGCGGTGTTACATTAACAAGTGCTCCGACACCGATAGTTTTATCTATTCCGTCAGGAATTGTTACTTGGGCTAAATTTACTGCACTGATGGTGAATAGTGGTAATTCATATGTTTATTTTTATCCGTGGGCTCGTGGAACTCAGACAAGTAATGCGAATGCTGTATCATTAGCGGCAGTTGGATCTACTGGTCAGGTATCTGGAGATTTTACAATTCGATCTGATTATTTTGCTCAGATCGGTGTTGTTGCTCAAGCGGGTACAGTCGGAAGTTATTATATTGGCACTTACGGTTGGATTGACCGTCGCGGGAGAGATTGATAATGGCGATAGACTTTCCCGCATCTCCATCTGTTGGTCAGAAGTATCCCGTGTCACCCATTGCCGGTGTTCCAACGTACACTTGGGATGGAGAAAAATGGACGACTAATGTTAACGCGATTGTTCCAATATTACCTGGAACCATTAAAGTTATTAAAAGATCCATCTGGTTAGTAAGCGGAACTTACATTCCTTCTGCTGGATTGGTTTATGCTGATTTCGAATGTGTTGGCGCTGGCGGCGGGGCTGGAGGTCCTAACGTAGCTGGTGGATTTTCGTGCGGTTCTGGTGGGGGAGGTTCTGGAGCCTATTCACGCAAATTATGTACTGCTGCTCAGATTGGAGCATCACAACCAGTCACAGTTGGTGCTCAGGGTTCTGGAGGCGGCGGTGGAGGAGACGGAATAACAGGTGGAGCGTCATCAGTTGGATCATTATGTATAGCTTATGGTGGGGGTGGAGGTGGTACTACTTCGCCTTATTATCCAGGAAACGGTGCTAATGGTGGACAAGCTGGGGTAGGAGATATTTGTTCGACTGGGATGCCCGGTCACCCCGGCGCTGGTGGAAATGCATCGTATATATTAGGCACTGGTGGTAATGGAGGAAGTTCTATATTTGGCGGTAGCGCACCGGGATTCTTCTCTGGAGGAAGCGTCAATGGTTATAATGCGACTGGTTGGGGTGGAGGTGGGGGTGGGGGTGTTGGTACGGCAGGCGCTGCTGGTGGAGGATGGGGAGCTCAAGGTGTTGTTTATATCACCGAGTATTGTACACAATAGAGGATGCCGATGAGTACCTATATTGTCATTGATGACACAACCGGAAGTATTGTTAATCGGATCCTGTTAAATGATCCTGACCAATGGGAGATTCCAGCAGGGCATTCAATAGTAGAGGAAACCGCAACGCCGATGTCGCCTGGCGGTACCTACATCGATGGTGTTTATACACCCCCTCCTCCGATGCCAGTCTCAACTGAAATACCCCAACCTTCGCCTGAAAAGATAATGTTAGAAGATCACGAGCTTCGATTAAGTGATGTTGAAACTGTATTAAGAGATGTTAAAACACGATTAACTGCACTTGAAGAAAAGTTAGCTGAAGGAATCTCTTCAACATAGGCAAGGAGACTGTCATGGGTGCAAATATCTGGTTCTGGTTGATCTACGTCATCGTTGGCGTTCTCGGTATCGCGGGTATGGGACCGTGGCGAGCACAGCAGTATCCATGGGCGCCATTCGGCTCGTGGATCATTCTGTTCATTCTAGTTGGCATTCTCGGGATCTCGGTGTACGGCTCCCCTATACGATGAGCGGAGACGCGGTCCGCTGAGGCCCTACAGTCGAGATGTTCCACCTCTACCGCCTCTGCCTCCACCACCTCCGCCAATCTGTAAGGGTTGCTGATGTCACTGCCGAGACCTGACTACGAAGCTGAACACGATGCACCGATTCGAGTCTTTGGTCGTGGCCATAAAGATCATTTACTGGAACGGTTAAAAGAACTGCATCCCGAGCAGGATCCTTATCGTGAGCTCGATAGAGAAGAAGCAAAGCTCGATAAACTGGTTACCAAACTCCGCTCGCCGGCACCGTTACGAAGTTAGTCGCCACTGGGCGCATCGCTCTGAACGAAAGACTCGCCCACGTTATCGTAGGCTCATGGAGGATACCGAGGTGGCAGATCCCCCATGTATTATCTGCGGAGGTGTCAACGACGCTAAAGTCGGTTGGCAGATCTTCTGTGTAAATTGCGCTAAGACGACGTGGAGCCCCGCTGTGGTAGCTAGCTTCATACAGTTGGCAAGACAGAAAGAAGATTACGCCAAAGAATGTGAAAAACTTATCTTGGAATTACGAAAACGAATCTGGGAACTAGAACGAAACGGAGAACAGAATGAAAGTGATCGTTAGGTATGCTCAAGTCGTTTCGATCACCAATGTTCCAACCCTACCCCTTACTCACCCTGAAGAAAAAATAATAGAAGCACCGGATTGGGTCAAGGTGGGTTGGTATCACGTTGAGAATATGTGGATCCCACCTGAGTCTCAACGTAACGACTGTCAAGACGAAAGGAGTATGAGATGATAAAAGTTATCTGTCGTCCTGGAGGGTGTACGGCTCCAGTTCCTCTGCCTGCCGACTACCCTATGCCGCTGCCGTAGAGCGGTTACATACGATAAACCCCGCGCTGCTAACTGCCGCGCGGGGCTTATTTTGATCGGGGCTGTAGCCGCTAGCGGGGCCCGCACAGCGAGAAATCACGTTAGCCGCTGTAGCGGTAGTGCAACATATTCAAACCGCTGTACGGGGCTTATAGCCGTTTTTAGTTTCCCATTCAATTCTACCTTTTATTCTACAATAATCAGAACAATAACCAGCAAGACCTTCAAACTCATTCTGGCATGATCTACATTTAATTTTAATTCCTATAACACATTTTCCTAAAAGATCAACGTATAATGGTTGAATTCCTTGTTCTATCTGATCTTTTGAAATTCCTGTTGGTCTAGCTTTATCAATATCGGGACACGATTTAACATCAAATTTAGAAATTATATTATCTTTTATGGCGATAATATCTATCGGACCACTAGGCGAAATATTTCGATAGACTTCGTAGCCTTGACCCATTAACCAAACACATGCAATCAATTCGCTATGTGCGCCTTTGAAATTATTATTTACTTTATTAGATTTTTTCATTGTTCATCCTGAGTGTTGCTTCTTTATCACTAACTCGGGTGTACTCTCCGCTTTTCAAATCCAGAAGTGTACGATTACCACATTCCGGGCAGAAATTAGGTAGACGTGGATTCACCCAGCATAGCATCTGCCCACAGCACGGCATTTGAAATAGTCGGAAATGAACCATCTCAGTGGTAATCATTTCCACAGCTTCATTTGTTTGGCTTCGATCTGCTGTTGAATGAGAGTCTTCCATTGCGTTGAGCCACCATCATGGAACGACTCAATGTGGCGTTCGTAAGCAAGTTCATTTGCATTGTCAACACACGACTGACAAATGAACTCACCATAATCGTCTTCGGGAAGCTCGCAGGGGCAGGCGCATTTCTGGCAGGGCGGTAACATTGTCGTCCTCCGTTGGGTTACGCGCTAGCAGTGTAACACTTGCCCCGGTCAGAGGGCAAGTGTCTTTTTTGCTAAGAATTATCTCTTCTCCTCTGGAGAATAAACTCGAAGCTTATTCAATTCCTCGACCATCTTAATGTGGTCTTCACTATTGCCATTCTGACCAGTTTGCGGTTCAACATTGAGAATATTCAAATGGTGTTTTTGAATGGAGTCGATGGCTGCTTGACAGGACACCACATGCGCGTTAACGTTCTCAGCAAGGAGTTTAGTCGTCTGCTCAAATTCGACTTTATACTCCTCAGATGCTTTTCGCATCTCCTGAGTCGTTGATTGAGCAGCAGTAAGAAGTTGAAGATGTTCTTGATGGAACGATTCGAGCGCAGCTTGACAGGATGTTACGTGAGCGGTAAATCTTTCTGTAAGATCCGCGGCGTGTTGAACTGCTATATCACGCATCTCCTTGGTTTTTTCTTCTGCTGCTTCCACAGCGTCCATCATTGCTTTGATGGCTTTCTCACTTGTGGTTTTGATTGCTCCCGTTGTCAGACTAGCGATTCTTTCATTATCAGTCATTACTCTCTCCTGGTTGCTTTTTGGTAGAGGTGATTTCTACAGTACTCAACAAGACTTAACGTTGCCTTCGCGGATAAACTTGTCTCACAGATGATCGTTCCGTTTGCTCGGAACGAGAAGATGTGTATGCCCCCCTCGATGTCGTTGCAGAATGTGGCCTCGTAATAATCGGCCTTTTCTATTTCAGGGCCAGAGGGTTGGTAATCAAATTCTAGTTGCGTCATCGGCAATGCGTCTTAACGACGCTCCCTGATTTGTAGCTGCGACATTGTGAATAGGAATTTTTACTATCACAGGTGGTGATAATTACCGAACCGCTCTTCCGCGTAGTGCAGCTGGCAGCGTCGGCAAGGTTCGGCGATAGCAGTGCGAAGAAAGCTAGTGCTGCCGCAACTTTTCTCAGTTTTAACTTCGGGCGTTTCCTGGGCTCCACTACGCAGACCCGCCCAACGAATTTACTAAATCCATTTTCTTTGTTTGCTAGACGAGCAACGTTGTCGCGATCGGTTGCAATAAACATCCGAGTCACTAATACTTGTCGGCGTGTTTTGTCTGCTTCTTCTTGAGCGGCGTTTTGCGCGTCCGCTATTTTAGAATAGAACCGAGTCTCTCCGGAGTCGATATAGTAGAGATTCATTTCATCTGCCCCCATTGCTTTAACATTTCTAAATGTAGAATTCGCGTAGCTTCGTCTTGACTACGAAGCGACGCAGCCATATTGACACAGCAATAGCCTGGGGTGTCTTCTGGAGTGTCTGTCAACACTACCCAGCTATAGTCTTTATCGACAAGGTCAAGAATCACAACTCCAAGTACCTTATCGTCATCTGTAGCATACCATTCCAAGTTTTGATGTAGTATAGGACTACCTGTTTTTGGAATGTCGTAATTGTTGGGATCAACTTTTCGAATTGTGCTCATGTCATCTTTACCCATTTCCTTTTGTATCCGAGGGCGCGGCCTGCGGCTTCGAGAGTTGCGCTTTGCGGGCGACGTGTCTTGCCAAAAAACCACGAGCCCATTGTTCCGGAGGTGGGACCGCCCGCTTCGGTAATAGCTGTGAGAGCCTTGCTGTTAACGCGATGACCGAAGTAGTCCTCAACCAGCGTTCTGTATTCATCGATTGCAGGATCCTTTTCACGGAATCTATAAGCTCCGTAGATGGGTGGAGATCCGTTGCTTTTGCGGCGGGCCATTATTTCACCACCACATAGCTAGTCTTGTTCCCATGTGTTTTAGGGTTTCTGCGAAGGACTTTAGCCTGAATCAGATTCTTTAGAAACAGACTGTACGATCCTTCAGCGTAACCATTTTCAACGGCGAACGCTTTAATGTTTGTAGGCGTTACTGCTTCAAGTTTATTTTTCTTGATGTACACTGAGAACAACTCAGGAAGGTTACCGTTCACTTTAGCGCGAACTTCTCCCTTCTTTACTTTCGCGTTGGCTACCGGCTGGATAGCGGGCTGGCCATGGACGAGTCCCATCAGCGCGTGAAGAACGCGCGGTAGGTTTTTATCGTCACAGAAGGCTTCGATTCTAAACATCTAATACTCCGTTTGTTTGCTTAGACGTATAGCATAGCACACTAACTATTAGATGTCAATATTGATTCCCCTTGGTACGATAAGGATATCTACTTCGATACCTGGAGCGAGTTCTTCGGGCTTTTCAAAACCCACAAAGAGAGCTTCATAACTCCCTTCGAAATGTACAAACCAACCAAGGTTCTCGTGTCTGAAAGTTACTGTACCGTCTTCGTTTTTTCTTGCGCTAACGATACGATTTCTTTCTTCAAGTTTTAGAACACGAGTTGGAATACGAATGTTCATCCTTTCTTTCCTCGCTGTCTCCTTTCTAGATCTTCAACTACTTCTAGTAGCTGTAGATTTCGAAGTGTCCCATCTTCATCCCATGGCCATGGTGGAGGTATTACACCACCCGCAGCGCGAATGCGATCTTCTAGCTTTGTACGCATCACAAGAATGTTGCGGATTAGCTCTGCTCGTTTTGCGAGAATGTTATTCATGATTGTTTAGCTCCTGCGAATGCCAATTCAACCAACCGATTAATCAGCATAGCGTCATTCTCCCCGGGTAAACGTAGATTGTGTTTTTTGACAGTAGCCCAGAACGCTGTGCTAACTGCACCATCATCGTGACGAACAAGAACTGATAGAATTGGAAGTCCTTCTGCAATGCGATCATCGTCGATCGAACACAGCATCTCGTCTATCATTTTCTTATCTACGTCATCAATCATTGTTTAAGCTCCATTGCGTCACTCTCATCAAGGCAGAGCTTTCCACATATGATAAGCTCAGTTACCATAGCATTGAAATTCTTTTGTTCAGTCTTAGCCATCTCGATGATCTGATTAAACAATACTGGTGGGAGCCGGATGGCAATCTGCTTGGTGCCATCTTCTCTATTGAATCCAATTGGGTATTCGATCGACTGTTTCATTTTCGGCATCTCCATGATTTACCTCCATTGGTTATGACTTTACGCATACCGTGTGCGCTACAGACTTCAGAACGAGTAACTCTTTCTTCGCTACGCATTCTCCTCGACCGTTGTGGCTTCTCAATAATCTGTTGTGGCTTCTCAACAACAGAAGGAAAAGGAACAACAGGAGGATCAATCTTTTTTATGTCTGTGACCCAACCAAAATCAGGACGGGGTGGATCAGGAAGGATTCTATCGGTCTTTACCACGCGAGGCCCCGGGGAGATTGGTGGAAGTTCTCGAATTGCATCATTCCATTTTTCTTGAAGCGTAAGAACTCGCGGCGGTTCGGATCTGAGGAAAAATACGCCCCAGACAACAAAAAAGACGCCGCATCCAGCAGCGAGATAAGTGAGCTTTAACAATCGCGGGACTCCGTTACACCGCATATTATAGGTGTTTCAAGCCCTTGATGCAAGCGTTATTTTTGGAGAGTAGCCTTCACCCAACCGATGAACCAGGTCTTGAAAGTTTCCCAGTCTATCTCTCCCGTAACTTGCATCTGATGCCCTTCGGGAAGTGGGAGATAGAAATAAGTTCTGACTCGCCAGGGTTTCTTGTTTTGTCTATAAATAAGAACAGGAATACAGCCATCCCGCTTTGCGGAAGTCTCGCACTGTCTCCACCATGTATTGACACTTAAAACTTCTTGACGTTTGACTTCAACTGAAAGACCAAAGCAGCCAATCAGATCTGAACCTCCAATAGCGGTCTGTATCTGATTCCTTTGGATAGTTGCCATGCCTGCGATACATTCTTCTCTTGGATAACCCAATGCTTCCATTGCTAAGAAGATACAATAATTCATTGTATCCGCAACTTCGCGTTCCCCCGTTTTCCCCTTATTGACAACGTGAATCATTGCGAGCCCCCATGTGCTGCGACCTGTGTTTTTGATGTGTGTTTAGCGGCGGCTGCCGCCGCTACAGTGCGGATCAACTAGCTGGCCTGTACATGGGGAGCCCCCTGCTGATCAGCGGCTGTGGGGGCCCCGCTAGCGGTTTCAGTTTCCGCTCCTATATCAATTAATATTCTGTGTGCCTCCTTGATGTACCACTCGTAATCTATGTCGGTGGGCAGAGAATCTGGAAGCACCATTAGCTCCTTTGCTCCATCAGACCTCGGTACTTTATTACCGGACATAACATAGACTAATTCCCCTTCAGTATTGGTTGCATAATACCATCGTATAGATCGACCTATATATTCGTTTCCTGAAGGCCGAACCCGTGCAGCGCCTCCCCGTACAGTGCGGACGCTAACAAACTTCGCGATGTCAGCACAAGACCGTATTGTGGTTTCCAATGGAACAGCTCTAATAAGATATTCAAGTACTGCATCTAGACAGATAGTTGCTGTTGGATTCTTATGCAGTCGCTCGGCAGCGTATTCGGGTTTCGCATAAGCCCCTTTGGATTTGATCTTTCCATCTTTCTTAATCGCAATATAGTTATTGACATCCCTGGAATAGAGAGCTTGGAATTCAGACCCCTCGGTCTCAAAGCGAGTATCAAATTCCCATGATTTAATAATCCCTTCCATGCGTTCTTTAAGTGCGCGTGGACATTTGATTACAATACCATCCGTATTGGCGCTGACCACACGAATGCCTGCCAGCTCGAGACGTTCAATTAGAAGTAGAAGGGTTAGTTGGCCCGTAAGCGTAACTTGAAAAAGCAAGTCGGGCGAGTAGATAATGGAGTGCATGTTACCCAGTTTACCGAACGTTCCGTTGACTACGATCTTGAGCGAATCCGCGGCAGCTTTGTTTCCAGCCCGCTTTGCATCGACGCGCTTATTAACAATGGATCGATAGACAGTAAGGAACGGATCTCCAAGATGTTGTGGTGCTAATTCTAGATTCAGAATAATGAAAGGATAATAAGATACTACGTCTTTGTCAAGTAATATAAAGTCATCGTCCGCCACATGGGCTGCTGTCTGTTCCGAACTGTGTAGTCCGCCGATTCCCATGCGGTACACTGCTCCGTTCATTTCGATCGGAAGTTCTTTGATCTCTTTCGGCATTGCGATCGAACCAGTGTGATCGACAATAAACTGGGCATTGGCAACTACATTCAGAGCGTACTTCATTAAGTCAGATTGAAAGTTAAGGTAATAGGGAATGCGGTATTGATAAACTGTGCCAATCGGAACCATAGGTTTACTTGGGAAACGCCCAGTGAGCCTTTTGAGCTCCCTGTTAATGACAGCTTCAGCAATCTGCGCATCGGATTTCGAACGTAGATCGATATTGAATTCGTTACTGAGTTCATATCGCAATGCAATCTGTTCGTTCAAGCACTCACGAAGCAGTTGGGTGTTGAGAGTATCGTTAACACAATACCAACGGACAATGCTGATCTGATCTTCGCTTAGAACGGTATCGGGATGGAATGGAAGATCTTGCATCTTCTTTGCGTGGAGTCTTCCGGCATACGTTTTCAGGCTTGCAAATAAAGGAGCAACTTCAATTAGATCAATATGGTTAACACCGAACTTCTTAACTCGGTGTTCTCTAAGAATATCAGATGGATTTATGTTAAGTTTGATTATGGCATCTGAAGCATTTTTTACGGTATCTTCTTCTACACCATCACATATCAGATAACAGATTGTTAGATCGTAAGAGATAGAATTAAATCCCACGGTAAGACAATTCTCAAGGATCCAACGCAAGCCCTCGGTTAGCTGTGGAGTTTTAGAATCTAGGTAGAAGACTTTACCGGACGCCACATGCGTGAACACTGCGAGGAAATAATTTTCGAATACTTCCACATCGATTATAAGTTCTTCGACGTCTGCGCTGATACGCAGCAGGTCATCGTACGTTAAGAATTCAACAGGAAACGCCCGGGCTTCTTCAAGCCCGGGCAAATGATCGAGCCAAGTTTGCTCAGGCGGAGTACGTTTCTCCCGTTGGACCTTTGGTTCCTTGGGAATAATTGTGTCGTCCCAGAAGATTCCTTCAACAGGATTACGCGGCATCTTATCCCAGTACAGTTCGAGTTGCGTCCTTTAGTTCTTGAACTGCTTTTGAATAATCTTCCTTGGCCGTATCGTATGCCATACGAGCGCGTTCGAGCGCACGTTCGTCGGTGACGAGTTTTCGTTTTGCCAAGATCAGATTATCCTGAAGGGTTCCGAGATCAACTGACTTAGTTTTAGCTGCCATTTTATCCTCCGTTTGTTTGATGATTATCCACGCATACCAACAATCGCACCCCGCAGATTCTTTCCAAAGAACAATACGGGATCCGGGTACCTAGTGAAGTCTGCTGTTTCAGCTACTCCTTCTAGCAAGCGTAGCATTTTAATTTGGTAAAGTCCAGTGATTCCTAGGCCGCTTACTTCGTAGGTAGCTCCAACTTCATCTGCCAGATGAGTTCGGAGAAGTCCGTCTTTAAGATGGACGCGCGTTAGATCATCTGAGAACATAGTTAGACTATCTAATGCTGGATAGAGACGCGGATCAATGGGAACTGGAGCGGACTTCTGATCGAGTACTTTACTGATATCCGGCCAGTGGGTAACGTAGAGTTGCGTTCGAATCCAACGACCCCCGGTATAATGAAAGGTAACAGAATTATCGCTAAGTTGGAGATGGGATGGAGCTTCCCCAACACGAATGATTTCTTTAACCGCAGTTCCAGGAATGTTAACCACAAACGGAATGTCAATCGCAAGCCAGTATTCAATCACGCAGACATTGTTTGTTGCAAATGCGGATTGATTACGCAATAGAATACCATTGGTCCAAGGGCGGGACGCATCGTTACCAATAAACGTATTGATCTTTTGAAACGCATCAAGTAATTTAGATCCATCGATGTTAACAATGTTACCAATAGGTTCTAGATGTGTTTGTGCATCCCCTTCTATAGTCTCAATGAAAGCTCGAAACTTACCGCTCTGTACTTTGAGACGCCCTTTCTCCGTTAAACTAAGTACAACCTCTTCTTCACAGTTAGCAATCGCACGGACTAGCGGGTCCGCTTTCGGAGTGCATTCCAGATCCAGCGGAATAGGAGAACAGATAGCGAGATTACCATTGAACGATCTTACTGTACCTTTTTCGATACGGAAATGTGTCATCGCAGGAACGAAGTCTTTCTTCGCTACAGCACCTTGAACGAATTTAAGTTCTTTCAACATCAGAATAGTTCCCTCACTCTGCCTTTGTAGATGCCACGATTCCTGATGTTAACTATAGCATTGATTATACCATAAGCCCACAAGTTATATGCAGCTCGAGACTCGTAGACGGTGGACAACCGTTCGTATGTGAAACCCTTATCCTCAAGATGCTTAAAGATAACATCCTGCTCGATCGCAGACAGAGTTGTGGCGTGTTGGTTTGCATCGTGGCGTTGCGGACTCTTCTCGGAGACGTTGATCGGACCCCATTGTGGTGTCTGAATACCACCGAACGCTGCGGTCTGCACCCAAGAAGATGAGTCGCAACTATACCAAGGATAGGCTTCCATAATTGGAATAGAGGTGATACCAAACCCATGTACCTTGAGGCGCGGGCGACCGCTGCCGTCAACTAGATATCTATCCCAAATTCGATCGAGCCATTTCATAAGCTGCGCAGAGGAAGCTCCGACCATACCACCTAGAGTAATGTATTCATAATTTTTAACGTAGTATTCAAGATAGCGTTCATCTTCGCCTGAGTGAAAGCAAGGAAGTGGGCGAACCCCACGGGCTTCCATTTCGCATTGGTTGCGATACGTCTGAAGCGGATCACCGATGCCGTCGAGTACGGATACTAATGGGATTCCATCTTCGACACGAATGATATCTGTGTTGCGTTTGATATACTCGCAGTACTCGGCAACTGAGAGTTCTACCTTAAGCGTATGAGCGGAGAACGCTCCGGAGTCAAGAAAGACCTTGCTGTGGTCCTCACGCATGGCATCAGCGAACTTCTGTTTCTGAACATAATGATATGATTCTAGGATATGTGGGACTGCGTCTACCAATAACTTTTCATTGTCAGTCAAGTTACGATATCGGCCGGAGTTACCCCCGGCACGATATCCGTTTGTATAGATCGCAGCTAGATAGATTTGCATCTATTTTTCCATAGTCTGTACGGCATCTTTCATTCCTTGCAGATATGCTTCTGCTAGTAGATGCTCTAGACTTTTATTCATCCCAACGCTATCTAAGAATGGTTTTATTCGACGATGAATTAAATCATCTATATCAGATGGGATGACCATATCACAATGTCGTGCGGTGTATTTATCTTTCATTATTCTGCTGCCAATTCAAGTTTCCAGAGTGTTAGTGATACTTGGTCATCTCTGACTCTGTAATTCCTTGCGATGTTACCACGGGCTCGTTTAACTCCGACATCACGGTGATATCGAATCGACGTACCGTCATGCTTATGTAATACTAATCTCCAACTTTGCCAGATTAGATTTCCGATCAATTCGCCATCAACAAAGACAGCATAGGATGAACGTTTAGACACGCCAACTCCTGATCACTGCTAGTAAGCGCCAACGATAGGGTCCGATATGAAAAGTGCCATCCCGGCCCACTACCCATATCCACCATCCGTCTTCAGTAAAAACAATCTGTTTAATTGCCATTATTTCATTCCCAGAAATTCTGAACGAGCGGAATCCTCAGTCTTAAAAATGCCTCGGAGAGCACTAGTAACAGTGTAATGACCCTGTTGACATATTCCCCGGGACTCCATACATAAGTGCCGGGCGCGAATAATAACACCACATCCCAAAGGCTTCAGAGCCTCGAAGATAGCGTCGGCCATTTGACAGGTCAGACGTTCCTGAACTTGTAGGCGTCTAGAATAGATTTGGAGTAAGCGAGCGAGCTTGCTTAATCCAACGATTCGTTTGTATGGTAGATAACCAATTGTCACAGTACCAAAGAATGGGGCAAGGTGATGTTCACAGTGAGAATAGAACGGCAGGTCTTTGACTACGACCATTTCGTCTACTCCTTCAGATCCATCAACGAAGGTCTTAAGTACGCTGATTGGATCTACGTTGTAGCCGGACGTCCAGAATTCCCAGGCTCGAGCCACACGCTCCGGCGTCTCTTGCAGACCTTCCCTGTTGGCGTCTTCACCAGGGATGTTTTCAAGGACGGCTTTAAAAGCGCCGCGTAGATTACCGGTCATGGGGTACTCCGTTAGTGGTTAATTATAAGCGAGATGTTATGCTTTTACAAGTAGATTCTGCAAGAATTGTTTAACGACTTCGAAGTCCGAAGTAACGATATCGGAGTGAGCTCTGACCCAGGGTGGCGTTATTCTTTTCCCACCCCACTCACTTACTGCTTCTCGATTTGGAATCCAACCAATGACTGGGATCCGTAGGTTATAGGCGTAGAACATCTCCATTGCAGTACCCCAAGAGGGTCGATCTATTCGAGCAAGGAAAGCATTACTCATCTGGATCGCATTAAGGTCTGCTGATACTATTTCACGGGCCTTTTCTTCTTCATGCTCGTTCTCTACAAACAATTCAATCTGTGTTGGATCGATTGCTTCCCACCCCTGTGGTAGACGATCTGCAAGTTTGCGACGCCACGTAACTGGATCTTCGACTCCCCATATCGCACCGGCAAGATAGATCTTCACGTCTGATCTCCGTTGAATTTAGTTCTGAGTCCGTACTTCTCAGAAGTGGCGTTGAATTTCTTAATGACTGCTGCGTTTAGATCAATCCCGGCTTGCATAGCAATCAAATCGAGACAGATTACTGCATCTGCTAGTTCTTCAGCGAGTTGTTCAATCGTAGCTCGCGATCCCCGGATACCAAGACGTTCGCGTTCCAGTTTCTTAATTACATTACAGGCTTCTCCAATCTCGCCAGCAAGTTCATTGCCCCGGTAAGCGAGAGTAATTACGTCAGTTGGGTCCCATTCCTTCTGACGGATCTCATTTAGTGCTCGAAGTTGTTTCATTTCTACTCCATATAGATTGCTGAGTTAGCACCGTGTTCTTTCACTTCGACAGATCGAACTTCAACTCGTGGAGCGTAGCCGTTATCTTTTAACCAGATCTTTCCATATTCATAAATCATCTTAGCAAATGCTTCACATCCTGTATCGGGTACCAATACTACATTGGCGATGTGTAATTTTGCCAGATGGCATAAGGCTGTTCGGTCTGGGTCGTCTTCAGCTACTAACATCTTATGATCAAAGGTATTTTCAAGCCAACCTTTGAAACCTTTTAGAGAACCAAAATCAACTACCCAGTTGCGTTCATCCAATTCTTTGGATTCAAATTCAATGTGAATACAAAGAGCGTAGCCGTGAAGATATTTGCAATGACTTTGTGCTTTCCATTGCCGGAAGCAAGCGGAGAGCCCAATGTCGTGACCCCATGTCTTTGTTGAGATATAGGTCATCTTATTCTCCTCCATTTGTGTATTGGATAACTTCGGGCAGCTTATTAATCTCGAATGCAGTTCTACGCATGTAACATGGTCCACAAGTACCACAGTGGATCGGACCCGCACGATAGCAACTCCATGTGAGGTGAAGTGGAGCGCCGACCTCGTGCCCTATAGCAACGATTTCGTGTTTCATATAGTTACCAACAGGCATGACAACTTTAACTCGTTTTCCATCTCCGACTGCAAATGGAAGCATATCATTAAAACGATTAATGAACTCAGGTTCGTTGTCTGGGTAAGCACCTGCTTCCTCTAGATTGTTACCAAGTACGATTATACTAATCCCTCTAGCTTCTGCAAACGCAGTTGCGAGTGATAACATCACAAGATTACGCGCCGGGACCCATTCGTGTGCAAATTCAGCTCCAGCTTCGCCCCCTGCAATTTTACTATCTGCTTGAAGTAATGGGGAATCTTTGGGATCGTAGATGTTCATTGGTATAAAGTGTAACGGTACGTCAAGAAATTCCGCTACATTCTTGACCGCTATTATTTCAGGACCTTCAGCTCGCGAACCGTATTCAAAATGAACTAGCTCTATCTTATATCCATCATCTTTCATTTTAGTAGCAGCGACAACGCTGTCCATGCCACCACTACATACGATAAGAGCTCTCGTGCCGTAATCGGATTCAGCGTCGAGTCTAGTAATCTGGTCAGGTCCAAAAACCCAACAGGAATAAGGTTGAAGCATTTCGGAAACAAAATCTTTTGGAAAATAATCCTTTGAGCTTGCAAAGAAGATCCCTCGTTCTTGTCTAGTGAACCAGATAGGTCTATAATTGCAGGCAGCAAACATCAGATCTGGAAAGTCATCATGTGTTGCAAGGATAGCGTAGCTTCCTTTAAGTTTAGAAATAACAATTCGAAAAGCTGATTCTGCTTGTATTCGATCTGGTAGATCAGTAACTTTGGCAAGTTGCTCAACAATTGCAGCACTATCAATTGTGGTGGGGTATTCTCCTGTTCGCAATACTTTATCGTTCGCAATAGTTCCATTGTGAACAATGTTCCATTTATTAAGTGAGTAGGGTTGCTGATCGTTTGCTGTTTTCTTGACCACAAACTCCGTCGTGGGCTCAGCACGGAAATTACCGATCAGATTTACAGCCGCGCGTGAGTTAGTCACACTAAAGAATTGTAGATTCTTTTTTAGACTTATGGATCTTACGGCTGTTTTGTATTCGTGGTTGGGTCCATTGCTCTCCTGAGTATGAAACCCCCATCCATCACGACCCCGAGCGAAACTAGCATTTCCGATATCAGTAAGGATTTGATTAGCCGCGATGAGATGGTGGGTGGTCGCCCTCCAGATGAGGGCCCCCATGATTGCGCACATTACTCCACTCCGATGTACTTATGAATTTGTAACTGTAGCCTATACCCGTGTTTCATGCAAGACTGAGTTACAGCTTGGATGTTCCGAATATTATGCGCGGGGTCTTTTGTATCCATAGGCTGGAGATAGATTGGTTCAGCCCAACCATCTGGTGGTCGAGCAAGTTGGGGATTAGCAGTGTGGCCGAGGGCACGAATCGGAAGTCCGTCTTCCGGATTCATACTATCCGCATCGAGAACGTATTTGAAACAACATGCGTTATTTATGATCGCCTGATTAACACGTCCTGTTTTTGGACTGCAGACAATATAGACGCCGTGGAAATGATCCATTCGCGGGTATTTTGAATAGTGTTTAAATTCGCTTGGTGGAAGGGTGCCGTTGGTTTCGATCTGAACAAGATGTTTGCGATCGTCCAGATGCTCAAGTAGCGCAGTTAGATTCTGCCTGAACGGTTCCCCGCCCGTTATAACTATGAGGCCTCCGGGTAGGCTCAGCGAGCTAACGTAGTCCGCAACGACTTCGGGATGCGCAAAGCGGCGCCCTTGTGTGTATTCGGTATCACACCACGGGCATTGGAGATTGCAGCCCGCGAGCCGAATAAAAACGGCGGGGAATCCACTGAAGGGTCCCTCGCCTTGGATGGTGTAGAAGATACTGTGGACGTCGAGCAACCCTTCAGAATGGTTGACCGACTTCTCGATTGCTTGTTCGTTCATGTCTCTCCCCGGGAGGTAGCCCCGGAGGCGAATTCCTCCGGGGCAGGTTTCGGTATTGAGACGTTAGATCAGGCAGTGGCCTGAGGCTGGGGCGTCGGAGCAAGCGGCGCGGTCGGCTGGATGGTACCAGACAGACCGTGGAACTTCTTCCAACGCGGGTATTCCGCTTTGACGTTGCCTTCGTTCAGATGCGAATGCTGTGGCAGAGCAGCGCGGATCTCAGCCGCAGCAACGGGAGCACCCTTGCTTGCAGACAGCTGATCGAACAGCGCCCACGCCTTACCGCACTCACCGTCCGGCTTCGGACGACGGATGCCGTTCTGCTCCGGCTGCTTTGCCTGCTCCTTTTGAGCAGCCTTGGCGGCCTTCGCCTCGTTGCGGGCAAGCATCGCAGCTTCCTTCTGAGCCTGCTTGTCGGCCTTCTCCTGGGCCTTGGCAGCCTTGGCGGCTTCCTTGGCTTCGGCGGCGGCAGCTTTCTCCGCGTCCTTAGCGGCCTTCTTCTGCTCACGCTCGAGCTTCTTCGCAGCCGCTTCCTGCTCCTTCTGAGCTTTCACAGCAGGATCATCGGCCGGAGCCGCGACGGCGCCACCAGCGGACGGAGGTGCAGCCCAATCGGGTGCCTTTGTAGCATCATTCATGTGGATCTCCTTTACTCGTTGTTACAATAGAACAACATAATATAATGCGCCGCAGATTGCAAGGACTATTTTAACTCGATTTTTGCCGAAATAAAAAGACAGGGCTGGGAAAGAACCCAACCCTGTCTGATCGTGTATCTGCCTCAAGAGATCATTTCCATCAGCTTACCCTTGACTTGATCTTTCTTCTTTCCAGTCTCACCCAACCAGCTGTTGAACAGGCGGGAATCCTTGGAGTTGCCTGCCATATGGTCGGCCCAGTAAGTGACACCGTTCAGAACGCCCCAGCCATTGCCCGGAGTCGCACCCGGCGCCTTTTCTGTTGCCCACAGAACACGCTGGAGCTTGGGCGAACGCGCGTCCGGCTCGTTGATCAGCTCTTCGATGTTGTGCTGAGTTCCGTTCGGCAGCGCGGGCTGGAAGAACTCTGCCAGGACGCGCAACGTGTCGAACTGGCTCATCTTCAGCTGTTGCAATGCCGCAGCGTCGAGAGCTAGCTGAGCGATCTCTTCCTTCACAAGTTGAACGGAAGCCTTTGCAGCAGCGGTGTCGAAGTTGTAGGTGTGGCTTTGACGATACTCTGCGTGTTTGCCGTGAACCCCACCGGCCATCGCCAGCGTATTGGCGCACACGACGCGGACGCTTGTGGTTCGGACAGTGATTGCCTTTCCAACTTCGTGCGGCGATACTATCAGAATGTACGCTTTCACGTGGTCCCTACCCTGGAGTGAGAACCCAGCGGAAACACGCGCCAACGCCCAAACGATTTTTCCGCCACGAAGCGAACCGGCTGTCTCAAGTGTGCAGCCGCCTTCTTTGGTGTATTCGCGGAAGAAATCCATCGTAACTTTGTTCTGATTGGGCTTCCAATCCAGACCAGTTACAGTGAAGATTCTCTTGTCCGTGGAACGAACAATCGCTTTGCGATTAACTGGAACGTTCTTGCCATCAATCATGATGTAGCAAGGAAGCTCCTCGACCGTCCAGTCGATACCAGCAGCGACCAACATCTCATCGCAGGTGATATTTCCTTCGACCTTGTTGCCGAGACCGTGCCAGGGAACTTCGTGTGCCCAGGCCATTGATTCCACTTCGTGTGACATTCTCTAACTCCATTGTTGATGCAGCTTGGATATAACTTGCTGCTGCCCCAGTATGTAAGCACAGCTCTTCACCTCAACGCAAGCACTATTTTGTATCTTATTTTATCAGCACATCAGCTTCAACAGGATCATCACCATCAGCGCCAAGACCCCCGCGACCAACCCGCCGAGTGCGACGCCCCGCCACAGAAGCGGCTCGGGGATTATACGGATCGGAGGCGGTGACGGTGGTGGCGGACGCCATCCCCCAAGTGAATGGTTTTCATCGGGCGGCGATTTCATGCTACTCTCCCAAACATTAACGCGATCCAACCACACGCCGGAATTGCAATCAATGTCACACCCATTGCATAACGTTGTTGACTAATCTCGCGTACACCGCTAACAGTCATCAGGACGGTCAGTAGCAACATTAGAAACATCCCACCGCCAGACATCACCTTACTCCGAATATCATACGAGCGAGAATTAGAAACACAATAAAGATGCAAAGCCAGAGAAAGAAGAAACCCATCTAGTCCTCCTCTATCGGTTCGTCGCACTCGTAGCGTTCGTGAATGTCGGAACGATATCGGGACATCTTTTCCTTGTGGCACTTGGTACAAGTGTTGCAGAGAAAGATTCCATGCCCGTCATACTGTGCTTCTTGTTCCCTACCAGAACCACACTGGCATTTCCTGTCCAATATGTTCCAGGCGTAGTCTTTAAGAGTTGGCATCTTAGTCCTCCGTTATGAGTGTCCCGAGCGTTCAGATTCCGGTGCTGGATTGATTACCCAGTCCTTCGGCTTTTCACCTGTGGTGTCTTTGATAGCATTACCGAGCACACGTTGCATTAGCTTCATAAAATCTTTTTTAATTTTTGGATCTCGGGCAATAGCACCCATCATGATTGATCCAATTAGTTTTGCATTCTCCATGGTGTCTGGGAGCGCAAGATAAGCGTTCCAGAAGTTTCCTTCTTGACGCATCGCTAATCGAATCTTCATTTTGTTTCCTCGTTCCCTTCGATAGTGATATGGTACACCACATCGTTAGCATCCGGAGCGCGGTCAGGATGGGCGCGAGTACGGATATAGACCATCTCACCAATCGAGCCCTTGTCCAGTGCGGTATCCCAATAGGAGGGCCCCGCAGCCGAGAACAAGTCACCTGGCATAAGATCGCGCGCGGTCACCAGTCTGGCTTTGATTTTGACAGCCATTCTACTTCTCCAATTTCCAGTATCCATAGACGCAGCGGGTACCGTGCCGTGAAGGGTCATATTCGTCGTGTATCACTTTATCAATAACAGCGACAAGATGTTTGCTAACATTAACGACGAGTCGGCCCATGGGCAGTTCGTCTGCTCGTAGATGGACTTTACAACCCGTACCGATGCCCATAGTTGGTGTCCATACGAAACCGATCTCTTGCATGTATCGTTTGAATATCACACTCCTGGTAAAGATACCATGTGCGGCGCTGTGGATGCCTACCGTTGTACGACCCCGGGTCTTAGGCATCGTAAGATTGATATACGCAAGATCGGCGTAGATCTTATGATAGGGTTTCCCGGTAGCGATAGCGATAGATCGAGTTACGCAGTCGCCTGTCTTTCCTTTGTATCCGCAGGCAGCACGGCCCCCGTCGTCCTTAATAAAGCGGATCATATTAGCCCCCTTGAAGCTTCGCACAGTCAGGACAACGCCGGGCCAATTCTGTAGCCGAATTTAACGGATCAACCTTTCCTATTCCAAGCGTATCCACATACGGTAATGGAGATTGATGATTGTAGCCACGCGCTACCATTTCCTCGACCAACGTTTCATGCCGAGATGCAATCTTAGAGGTGTCAACTAACCCACGACTCACATAGCCGTCCAGTGACACACCCTTTTGGATTGTACCAACGAACATATGTAACTCGACATGCTCACCCAGTAAGTGTTTCCGACATAGAATCTTAGGGTCTACCATCCACATTCGCATTGCTTGTGGTGCTCCATTGAACACCACAAGCATAGCATGATTCCCTACAAGATGCAAGCCGAGTTAGGGCTCGATGGGCAGATCAGTATCAGCGTGATTGTCGAATTCAAGTTCTAGATCGTCAGGAAAAGTAATAGCTGCGTCTTCGAGATCGGCTTGTTCCCAGGTAGAGACCCACTCCTCGGCAGTGGATCCATTATCCCCTTCTTTCCAACCGTCAGACTTCTCGTCATATTCGTCGCGTCGTTCCGAGGCAATCTTATCTACGAATGAACGGAACTCAGCAAGAGATGCATTATAGGTAGCCAATGCGGTATCAACAGCCGCTTTAACTTTTTCTGTCTCTTCATTATACTCACTGACAGTTACTTCCACCTCACCATATTTGTTAGTGAGATCCATTTTCAGTTTTTCGAATTCTGTTTCTTCAGTTTTAGTCAGTTTGAAAGGCATAGTCTTTACTCCGTTAGAATGGGATTTCGATTTCGGGAGCCTTCGTTGCAGTTGTCAGGGAGGTTGAAATCTCGGGAACCACGTCTGACATCTCCTCCGTTCCAAAAGCAGTGCCATCAAAGCAGAGGGCCATGATCTCTGGATAGGGAGCCTTGTTAACCCAGACGCGGATGTGCGTTGGGTGATTGACTTCTTCGAGGCGCGCGAGAGCCTCGTTCACTGTGGCGGGAATTAATGCGTTCGGATTGTGCATTCGTGTCTTCCACCAAGCTCGCGCACGGCGTTGAGCAAAGGCGTTGCTATTCTCAAACGTTACGAACTCGGTGTACATCTTTAGTCCGCAGTAGTATGAGACGCGCAACGATACGGAACCGCCTCCAATCTTCTCGTGGCGCATTGCAGTGATGTGATCTACTTTGAATACCTTTGTGATTGGTAGCTCACCCTTCAATGGACTGACAGAACTTGCGGTCTGCACAATGTTGAGTTGGATGTGGAACTCGTTGCCACAATGGGGGCAGATGCGCAGACTAGCGTGGACATAGGTCTGACATACATCGCAGAGCTTAACTGGGGCGGGGCGCGTTCCGCGGGACTTGGGGCCTTCGGGAATCACAGGGTCATTGATGGGCCCCAGGCGGCGTGTGTTACCAGCGTAGTCTAGAACTAGGCAGTCCAGTTTGCCGCTGACCTTGATCGCTTCAATACGCTGTTCTATCGTATCGCTGTTGTGTCCCTTAGGATAGATTGGTCGTGTGCCGCGTCCAAGCATTTGAACCCACAGCACCGTGGACATAGTTGGCCGCAGCACAACAATCATATCGACTGCTGGATCATCGAACCCTGTGGTCAGAATGTTGTTATTGACTATCGCACGGATTCGTCCCGCTCGGAAGTCTGCAATTACCTTATCGCGTTCTGACTTATCGAGTTTGCTGTGAACGCATTTTGCAGAGACTCCCATCTCGTTTAGGATCTCGGTAATGTGTTCCGCGTGTTCAATACCCGCTCCGAACACTAACCATTTCTTACGATCCTTACCAAGCTCGATAGCTTCCGTAACTGCTGCTACGGTGACTTCGTGTTTGTCGACTGCGATTTGCAGTTCCTTCTCAACGAACTCGCCACCACGGAGATGAACTCCATCTACGTTAAGTTCGGTCTTTGGTTTCTTCGGGATCAGCGGGACAAGATAGCCCTCTGCGATCAACCGGTTGAAACTTTGATAGTTTGTAATGTCGAAACAGAAATCTGTAAAGAGACTTGGTGTTAGTGATCCGTCTTTCTCTAGATAGGGATCAGTTAGCTTTCCATGCCCCATACGCCAAGGGGTAGCGGTGAGTCCAATGACACGGATGTTTGGGTTAACTTTGGCTAGCGCCTTGATAAACTTCTGGTACATTGTAGTACCGTTCTGACTAACTAGATGAACCTCATCAATGATGACTAAGTCCACATGCCCAAAGAGTTGCGGCTGTCTCCACACAGAAGCAATACCGCCTATTGTAATGGACTGTCTGGAATTCTTTTGTCCAAGTCCATCGCTGTAGATTCCAACAGGGGAGTCGGGCCACAAGACTAATAGCTTATCATAATTCTGTTGAATCAATTCCTTAACGTGAGTCAACAGCATTACTTTTTGGAATGGAAACCTACGAAAGATTTCTTCAAGGAAGCGAGCGTTAACAATCGTCTTCCCGCTGCCGGTAGGCATTGCAATGATAGGATTGCCAGTAGTATGGGTTTCAAAGTATGCCCAGATACTTTGAACAGCCTCGGTCTGGTACTGGCGATCGGTGAAGGGTTTCTTCATCTGTAATACTCTGCCATTTTGTACATCGGACAACCTACTAATTGTTTCTCTACGCTAAGTATAGCACGTTCAGTAGGATGAGTACAGTGCCAAGTTGCTGCCGAGCCGACTTGAGCATATTTGCAGGTACGGCAATTCCGATCAGGATCTCGCTTCATATGACAGACGGGTTTATGTTCACACCATGTACACTTCCAGAAGCCAGGCGAGTTATTGATTCGGGGTGGGGGTGTCGTTGTTTGTATCAGCTTCTCACCCCTATCAATATACTGGTCTGCGTGTTCGGGATTAAGAGTAATGATTTCAATGTAAAGATCATCAGTGTTCTTGCAGACTGCGAAGTAGAGACAGCTCGCAATACCCATCTTGCGCATGTAGATCTGCGCTTGAACAAAATGCTCGGGCTTGGCGTCACGAACTCCCTTTCCCTTAAAATGACCTTCACCAATTAGATATGCCCGCCAACTCTCAAGCGATCCAGCCAGCTCGGTAAAAGACTTCTCATTGTGCGTCTTTGCTTCAATGAGTGCGGGGCTGTTATTATAATGTGTGACTCCGTCTCCGCTTCCACCACCGTGGCCGTCTCCAAATTGAATTCGAAACTGTTTTCCTTCTGCATCCTGTTGGTAGACTGGCATTCCAACAGTGAGCAGCATTGCAATGAAACGGGCTTCTTCAATGTGGCCACGATTAAATAGCCGAAGCATACGGCCACTGTGGGCTGCCTTAGTTGTCCAATGAAAACTGTACCAGACGGCTCGTCCACAGTCCTGGCCGAGCTGCGAAGCCCCCATGTGGCTTCGATGCGATTCCTCAGTGTCCCGATATGCATCTGACATATGCGGGAGTACCTTACCAAGCCAACCTCGATAGGTTGCCCCCTGATCTACTTGGATAGCTTTATCGATAGCAAGGCATAGATCAATCGCAATATCGACCATTAAGATTTATCCTTTCTCAATTGTAGTATCTCCTCATTCTTTTTAGCTACGGATTCCCAAAGCATCTGTGTCTCGATTAATATACTCTCAGCCTGTTCTCGAGTTAACACAATATGACCCATTGGCTTGTCGTTCGGACCGCGCCATTTAAGGTCCGCGATTAACTTTTCGATGCCGTTCATTTTCTCTCCGCAATTGTCTCCGTTGCAGATGAAATGGGGGCCCCGGATGGGACCCCCTTGAGTTGGTTACGTTTAACCCCGCGCCCAAGGTGGAGCTGCCTGTTGAGCTGCTGCAACTTCCGGGGATGCCGGAGCTGGAGCAGCCTGTTGAGCAGGTGGAGGCGGGGTCGGTGCAGCGAACCCAGCTGGCGCGGGCTGCTGCGGTGGCGGTGCAGTTGGTGTCGGCTGCTGTACCGGCGGCGCTACCGGCTGCGGGGCGGTCTGCTGCTGAGGCTGTCCCCACGGCTGCGGCTGCTGCGGCTGCTGCCAACCTCCGTTTGGAGCAGCTTGCGGATGCGGTGCAGCTTGCTGAGCAGCCTGTTGAGACTGCGGCGTCTGCATCCACCCTTGCGGAGCTGCTGGCGCCGTCTGGGGTGCTGCTGCCGCTGCGCCCTGTTGAACGAAACCAGGAGCCACAGGCGGTACGAAGTTGATGGGCTTGTAGCTCTTGATCTCCGCCTGATCGTCATATTGACCCGTGGGATCCTTGCGGATCTTCACGCGCCCCTTCATCGGGATATTGTGAAGCTGCTGTGTATCCTGAACGTAAGGCAGGTTAACGGCAGCGCAGATCGCACTCAATTCCCTGTTTGCGATCTCCATCGTCTGAACGTTAGTGTGGCGAATGTTCAGACCGTTGAAGACCTTGCGGCCCTGGTGTGGTCCATCCATGACGGAGAAACGCAGAACTAGGCGAAGGTGGTTAGGGTTACCATCCTTCGTTGGAACTGCGTTCGACTCGTCAATGATGAAGTTATACCACCCCTCCGGAAGAGGGTCATTGTCGAGGGGAGCGTGTTGCCGTGCGTCGAAGTTAAGTTGCACCATATCGGTGTCTCCTTATGCGTTGATGATCTTGTTGAAGATGTAGTGCAGATGTGGAGGCTCTGTGATAAGCAAAGCTCCACTTCGATCCTTCGCTTCGTACTGAAGGTCAGGTTGCGTTTGCAGGAAACGATATTCCTTTCCCTGCGGATCCTTATTTATTCCAAGACGAAAGACTTCGTCAAAGAAGTAAGGCAGCTTAGGTCCAAGTTTAGCTCCGGGCATCGACGGACCATACTTAACGACACCAGACAATTCATCCTTCATCGGCTCCATTTTTGCGGAGACGAGAACATTCTTACCAGGAAGATCCCGAAAAGCCCTAATCGCAGTTTCCATCTGTTCGATTAGATCTCCGTAGGCTTGTCTTGGATCTTTCACTTGCCGTTTGGCATTGTTGAGAACAACCTCACCGATCTCACTTATGCTGTCCAATCCAATGCTCTGAAAGTTCTTTGCTTCTGCGCTCTGTGTACACCAGAGATGTACATCACGCAGATCATCTGCCGTTCGAATGGTAATGATAGGCATGTTATAACAGATGGATTGATCATCACCAAACAAACGACGTAGATTAGCTTCACGAAGAGACAAGGCGCCCGATTCGGCGGAGATCAAGACGGGATTCGGGAGTGTGGCAGTGAGAACCGTTTTGCCAACCCCCGAGCCCCCGTACACAAGCACCTTGATGCCGTTACCGGCAGACTCTTGTGAAGCGGTAGAGAAATTTAGTGCCATTAGCTTCCTTTCTTTGGAATCATGATTTCAAATCCAGGCATACCCGGCTTGATCACAAGCACCTGATCGAACAAGTGCCTCTCTTCGTCAGTAAGAGTTCGGTACTCTTTAGTTGCAACTTCCGGCTTCCACCGAACCAGTTTATCCAGGTCCAGCTTGGGCAAGTTATTGTCACTCTCGAGCGACTTACGAAGCTCTTCAAGCGGCTCAACCTGCACAGAACGATTGATAACGTGCGTCGCTTTAGCAACGGCGCCCGTTCCATCATTCAATGGGTGAGTGTTAACGCCTTCTACTGGATCGGGGAACAATCCAGCAACAATGAACTGCCGAAGAACAACTTCCTTGCCCTTCAGCTCATCAAGCTGCTGCTTTAAAGCATACCATTCTTTGAGGTGTTGGTGGGTCACCTCGCGTTCTGGAATTAGAACCATAGCAAATACCTCCGTTGTTGTAGCTCCCTAATGTGTAACACATTCTGTGACCGGATGCAAGCATCTTATGTGCCTCTGACCCAATATAGATCGCCCCCTATCATTCCCTTTTCAAATGGATCTTTAATTTCTTTAAGTCTCCCCATCTGGATAAGAGTATGAATTGAATTTTTCAATTTCCTATCATCGAAGTTACCGTCAGTTTTAAAAGAAGGTATGTGTTGCATTCGTTGCCGGATATAACTGTATTGAATTTTTCCGGATGCTTGTAATTCTGATTTGATTTTATAGCTCTCTGGAACAGTTCTACATAGATAGTCATCAATAAGTTTCTCAAGTTTTTTAATCTGTACAGTATCACCAGTTCCTATGTCACCGGACTCTTGTTTAGTTTTAAAGTTGTTTATATCATTCACTACCATTTGTTCGAAATAGTTCCAGTGAGCCTTTGTAACGACCGGTTGAGTAACAATCCCTTGTGCCGTAGGCGGAGGTGCATCAAGAATTGCAGCAAGAGTTGCTAGAACATTAATTCGAGTAAGAGAACGGGACCACATATGATGTTCAATATCTCCACTTCTAGTTCTAACTGCCTTGTTATAATTACCGTCACAATATCTTTCAAAATTATTAAATTGAATTTTAGCTTCCGTATCCATTCTAGCAGTAATGGGGTCCTTTTTCTGAGTGGAGATAAGATCAGAAATTCGAGCAAGCATAATTAGATATTCTATAAACCCAGGATCAATTGAATAATCTATATGTTCGTTTAATGGGGGTCGAAGCCCCTTATATTCAAAAATATTGAATCGCGAAATGAATCCGTTGTTAAGAAGAAATGCGTTGACGCTCTCAAAAACTTCAGGTGTAGTATCTCCAAGGAAACTATATGCTGGTGATCTAACTGAAGCTATATTTTTAGTTGCATCACTATAATTGATTGCATTCGATACTGATTTTGGTCCTGCTTTCGAATGGAAATCGAGCATCTGAGACATCAGACCTTGCATATTTTCATCACGGCCATTTGAGAATCGCTTTATTACTGTTCCAAATTCTGGTAAAATTTGAGCGAAACAGGTTCGTGCTGGATTGAAATGTTTCGTTAGGCCCTGTCCACTTGCAAAAGTTCCAAAATAAAAGAAGTCTTTGAACATAGGAAATTTTTCAGCACAGACATCTATTAATCTACTGATTCCTGTTGCCATTTGTTCTTTACCCATACCAGAAGGAGCAACAACAAGATTATAAGTATTCAATCCTGCAGATGTATGGGTATTCCAAGCTCTCCCACAGAGAGCAGACATTACTGTAATCGCTGCTGCTACTGAGAATTCAGCATTAGGATAGACTGATCCACGATAGAAATAATGCGCTAGATATCCAAGTCCCCCGGGAGGAAATTCAATAGGAGTTGCATTGCTTTCTTCCTCTTCTTCTTTAAGTTGAGGTTGAGGTTCAAAGGTCTGTATAAATGATTGAGCAGAGTAGAATTCAACAGGATAAGATCCGTTAGCGGCTTGTTTCAATTCAGCCTGCATAGCATCATATTTAGCAGCAATAGCTTCGGAGCTACGTTTACCTGCTTCGATATCTACCAGTTCGCTTTGACGGATAAACCGAGCATGGCGCAAAGTACGCGAGATGTAATCTACTCGGTTTGCTTTGGTTCGCTTTCCGAGCCCGGACTGTCGAAACAGACGCCTACACTGTTCATTCGAAGGACTAAAGCGTACAAGGTAAACCATCAAATCCAGATCGCCTTCAGACTGCGACGGATGATCAAGTTCGCGCCACATGCCCTGCCAGAGCATCTTTGCGTCTTCCACTTCGAACAGCTTGCGCCCAACGTCTTCGTCTGTTTCAATCTGTGGAAGCTCTTCAAGAACGATCTCGCTATAGTCTGCAGACAGAGGCATCTGACTAACCATCTTAGTCAGCTTCTCTTGCCTAGATTCCAATTGCTCCTTCTGATGCAATACATTGCCAGTGCATATCATAAATCTGTTCTGGCTGTAGATTTCTACACCGTCACGCTTGCGGCCGAGTCCGATGCTCCCCTTACACCATATATGGATACCTTGTCCACCAATAGAACGCTCACTGTAACTATCAAACGAATGAACAATACTATCGTATAGGTCCAGACGCTCTTTTAAGGTGTTGGGCTTTACGTCAAGATCAATACAAGTAATGTCTTCGCCTTCCATAATGACGAAGCCAATTGCGAGACTGTATGTGAGAGCTATAGTTGTCGCTTCCTCAAACGTCATCCATTGCGAGCTAGCATGTATGGATACGGAAGCGTTATAGAACTGATTGTTCTTATGGAAAAGTGGATTCTTATTTCCTGGATTTGCAACGAGCCACTGCCTCTTTAAACGCAGCTCCATGGGAAGATTTCGCCATTGGAGCAGGCGTGGGTCGTCGGTCATTGAAGGGCTCCGTTGGGCAGAATAGTAAAAAGCAGAGAAGGCAGGGAAGATGCTACTGTAGCATGGATAGTCGGGAAGGTCAAGCTACTAAATGTAGCGGTCCACCGTTTGAATAGTCACAAGCTCAAAATCTGTTTCTGCCAACGGCCAAGTTCATTGCTACTTGTAGAAGTTTTGATCTTATGTTCGTCGTTAAGTGTCTTCATAATTGTTTGTCGCAGCGTTAAGATGGCGGGGATATCTTTAGGACTGCCTGCCGCTTCCCACATCTCAGTTGCCACACGATGAATGAGAGGCCCCACGGAACCTCGACTAGCATTTGGGAGGCGGATGGGTTTCGGTGCAGGTGGGGCGCTGACTGTAGCGAGCACGGGCTCTAGTGGCGGTAGTGTATTGGGTTCAAGGTGCAAACTCGCAGCAATAAAGTTTCGAATGCGTATTCGTAGAGATAGAATTGCATTATCGTCCATTTTAGTAGGGGAAAGCGGAGGATCCATCTTTAACCAATGGTAAAGACGCCGTAAATTCATCTCATGCCAATCTTTACGGCTGCCAAGAAACAAAGAATCATCTATTCCTTCGATTCGCACACTTCGAACATGAGCCATATGGGCAGGCCAGCTATCGTCATCGAACAAAAGTTCTTGAGCTGTCTCTGCTGTGTGCAGGATTGTAATATGGGTCATGTCGAATAAGAATTTCATCGAAGATGCTCCGGGAAACCATCCGGATAAAAGAAATCTACAACATCCTTCTGAAGGTCTTCAGGAAGATGAAAATCTGCAAACCAACAAAAACTGTAGTTTGGACATTTTTCTTGAACAACTTGTCGAGCAACAACAAGACTTTCAGCTATCACATATTCCTTATAAAACATGCGCGGATTTTCATCTGACTGCATTTTTATTAGGTATAACTTTTTCATTGTTGATCCTCCGTTGGGTGTTCGACAGTGTAGTCGTGTAGGACGAAGCCGAGTGATGTGTCACCCCGTACATGCTCACGGATCCAAACACGCTCGCCTGGATGAAAACGATTCTTACGCCAGTGCCCACGGACTTGATGTCCGCGGCGCCGAGCAACTGCGATCGCTCGCTTGGCTGTAATGATGTATCGTTTCGCAGGAACTGTGAGGCTGATTACAGTGTGTTCGGAAAACTTTCTATACTTGCCTCGAGAGAAGTATCCATGATCAGGTCTCACGCTAACCAACGAAGTGGGCAAATCGTTAATCGTTGCAAGCAGGCTCCAAAGATAACGAGCGTCGTGTGCCAGTTCCCCTAACGGATGGAATCTTTTGATAGCAAGGAGTTGAAGCTGCTCATTTGCTACGCGATTAAAATGAGGAGCTGCGTTAACGGATACACATGGGGTTCGGTACTCGAGCACACCTGTTAGGATACCTTCCGGAGAGCATATACGGATCTTATCCGTGTGATTAATGTGAGCTGCATGATCCTGATGATAGAACGGATCCCTGGGCCAAGGCGAAACGCCATCATCACAAGTCCAGGAGTAAGCAAATGCACCCGAGTTTGCACTCGTTACTCGTTGGTCGTCCTTCCAGGAGTGACTAGTGCAGTGGAGTGCCATGAATGCAGTTTCGATCTTTGGATGCTGCATTAGAAGCCAACCACTGCGGTCGGGAACCGATTCCGGGTTTGCATCAACCTCGGGATGGTAGGCTTCCTTAACTCGCTTACGGTGCGCTTGCTTATCGTATTCCATCCACGTCAGAGCATGGGGCAGCCGCGCTAGTCTTCTCATGCTTTCGCACAGCTGAATCCGCCTCGGGATTGTGGTGCAGGCATTCAGGCTAGTGTAGCCCAGGTCCGCCATGAAGGCAGACATGCTCTCATCCATTACGAATTTGCGAGCTTGTGCGATGTGAGTTGCCAACCAATTGTTAGGGTCGACTCGCCGATAGAATGGCCGAGACCATTCGCGAATGAGAGCGTCGGCTAGCGTGGGTGGTTGCTTAGACATTCGTGCAATCAGCAAGAATAACTTTCACTGTCTTGCCTGACTTGTCCAGTTTAACATGAGCAACTTCATATTCGTCTGAACGTGAACGGGACGACGGTACGCCAATGTAACGCTCCTTATGTCTAGTGGTTTTGATTACATAACCGTATCGATCGCCCATCATCCAGCGATCAGTGTAGGCGGGGATCTGGACACGCATGGTAGTCCTCCGTTGAATTAAATGCGGGAGTTGGTGACCTTGAACGGCGCTATGACATAACCCACGAAGAACCGCAGGTCACCTTTCTGAAGACCGAGTCTCCCGCTACCCGACCGAAAGTACATCTTCGTGGGTAGCTCAGATAACTTTCTCTGCTCTGACCTCAGCAGGCTCGTCGCTGAAGTTTTTCCACCAGGCTTGCAAGATCTTATTTGCATCGCCCCTTGGAATATCGAACGCCTCTGTAAGATAAGGACCAGCGCCGAGCATGTTTGTGGCGCCTGATTCCCGTAGAGCGTCCAGGAATTTGAAGTAGGTGGTCCAGTCTTCTTTGCTGATCATAGCGTTTCCTTTTGAACGGCTTGTTCACCAACGGACCAACTGAAGGATGCCCACCTATCCACTGTAGGCTCCCTGTACGAGTGCAATCTCACCGAGCGACGGTCCCTAGAAACATTCAGATCTGCGTAACTCCACGCAAGATTGGATGCGCTCTGTGAATCTGCGGGCCATGCAGAATCATAACGCAGCATGTCGAATGGAAATTCTCTAGTGCCTGTGACCCAATAAGTGTATCGTTTCTTGGGTCGCATGTCAGTGTGCAGTTTCTCTTCATTGAAGCGTTCCATAGCATATTCCTTTCTAGAGGTCGAGTTGTTTTTCGGTGGTCGAGTTTCTGGCCGAGTCCTTGGCCGAGTCATTTCTCAGCGGTCGAGTCTCCAGCCGGTCGTCGAGTCTTTAATCGATAACCCTAGCCGTGCTATAGCAGCTATTCGTTAGATCAAACGCCAGCTTCCCCTGCTTTTCCAATTCGCTAGCTTCGCGCGCCGGAAGCCAATAATCGCGCGTTGCGTCTCGTGAGTCGCGAATTATACGAACCAGCCATTTCTGTGGTTCAATTGGTCTTTCTTTCCTTCTAGCCATTTAGGATCTCCGTTGTGATTCCAGTGGCATTATAGTAGCACAGATTTTGGTTCGATGCAACCATCAATTGTTTTCAGAGACGTTGCGTCAACCGCCAGCTCCGCGCTAAAAAGTTTGCACGTCAGGGCTGCCTCGCCCGCGCTCCCCATAGGAACTCGCAGATGATTTCGAAGGTCCCGTACCGACCCCGCCGGTCTCGGTCTCTGGCTCGTGTCGATCACGGTTTCGCGACCGGAGGTGGGCTCTCTCCAGCCGCGTCACTTTCGATCTCCGTTGGAAGGTTTCATTTCACTTCCAGATTCCATTGCTCCACGGAGTTGAGATAGCAGGATGCATTCCTGAATCCCAACCCCCGCCAATCCATGCACTTCAATCCAAGTTCAGCTATCGCAGTCATTGGATCGGTACTTTTCCAACGATGGAAACAGTCCCCGGAGGAATCGTAGACTTCGACAAGATAGTTACCCATTTGTCTTATCCAGTTCCATCATTGTCTTGATCATTGCCAGTAGATTGGGATCAGTAAGTTCCGCAATCTCGTGGATATCCATGCCCCGGTCGAGAAGCGCCTCAACCATTACTGAACGACAGAGGGGCAGATCGCGTTCGATTGCGCGTCGGTGCAGGGCACGGAACTCAACCAGTTCGTCATTGTCGAGTTCGTCTCCGTTGCCCTCATATCGAGCGAGTAATGATGTGTACCGCTGATCGCGGGTGGTTTGGAAGGTTCTCACTTGTCCTCTCCTGAAGTTAGCGTGTTGGAACAAACGATTCGGTGGAGCTGCTGCTCCGTGTGACGCTTGGCTTCTTCAGCATCAGCCATTCCCTGCTGGTATCCTTCGGAGTAAGCGTTGCCTCGAAGAGCGAGAGCCCAGGTGGCAACCATCTCAGCTAACTTCTCGTCCTTGGCAGCCTCGCCAAGCATCTCGTACACACCTTCAACAAAGGCTTCTACCTCCTGCTCTTCCCGGCTGTTGCCAGGAAGATCAGAAGTGGACACGCCCGGGGGCAAGTCCCATCCAAAGATTGATCTAGCCATTGCAGTACCATCCTTTCTTATTGTTCGATTTACCGGTTGAATTACCGTCTGCGTCGATAACCCCGGCGCAGACCATGCACTCAGACCACCAACGCCCGTGTTCATCCCCGACTTTAAAGGGTCGGATCATCCAACGAGCTTCAGTAATCGGCTTCCCCATGGAACTCGCCGTGAGTTCCGTGTGGCCCTTGGGGCATCTAATCCCAAGATCATCTACGTGATGCATTATATGCTCCCCATTCGCTGTCGGACATGGCGGAGGTGAACTCGTACCAGGCCAGAACGTGGGCGCTGTGGTCCGAGGGCCAATCACCGCAGTGGACGCAATGGGTGACTTCGTATTCCTCACCGGTCTCGTGATCGTGATCGATTCCGGTAACGAACTTGTGTTCGGCACAGTGCCAATCGACACCGTCGAACACTTGCGGATAGGCAGGACCATTCTCAGGATCGTTGCCCGGGTAGCGCATCACAGGTTTAGTCATAGGATGTGCTTTCGTTGTCGTGCGGGATTGCACGTTCATGTCCCCGCCTCTGACCCGGGGACATGGGCTTGCAATCAGCCTCCGAACGAGCTTTCGTAGTCGTTGTATTGCTCGTCGCGGGACATGCGATCGTTTTCACGCTCGCTGCTCTCGCCGTTCTCGTTCCACTTGCTGGTGTCCCCGTCAGTGTCCCAAGGCTCATCCTCGACGTTGAACCGCAGCGCCCGCTTTCCAAAGGCTTCCTCCGCCTCAGCGCGGGTCTTGCAGTAGTTTCCGCTGTGGAAACCCCCGTCCTGTGCATTGAAGAAGTGAACTGCGAGCGGGTGATGTTCGCTGTTGACTTCACACATCACCACGGCGCCCGGAGCTTGCACTCCGTCGCCGGGAACCGCTACAGATTTAATCACCTTCCAGCCCTGTTTGAGGGCTTGGTGATTTGGATCGTATAGATCTTTTTTCATCTTACTTGGTGTCCTTCTTGTGAACCGGGAGATGCTGGAACAGCTTTCCGGCGGTGAACGGCTTATCGCAGACTGGACATTTGCACCACACGCGCTTGGCGTCCTGATTGACGCCTGGGATCTTAGCATCGACCCAGACTTCAACGTTCCCAATCATGCGCGGCGGCAGCCCTTCAGCGGGGAGATGCCGTGTGGTGCTCAGACCGAGCGCCGTGTAGAGGTCTTGCCAGTGCATGTTCTGCGTTTGTCCTTCACGATAGGGGTTATCGCGACGCAGGTTGTTTAGAACTATCATTTGCGTACCTTTCTCTCTGTTTGCCTTATCTTACAGATAAGTATAACACAGATGCCACGCTGAGCACAAGCGGCTTGCGTGGCATCTGGGTCATAGATGGTGGACCTCTTGTGGACTACTTGCTCAGGCACTCAACGATGAATGCCTGCCGGAAGCCACGCGGGCGGGAAACCTTGTATCCCTCCGGTGCTGCGTCCTTGTCGGCCTTGTTCTTCTCGCGATAAGCGGACTCGCAGGCCTTCAGCTTGTCGGCGCTGATTTCCGCAGCGTAGGCCTCGGGAACGCCGAGAAGGGCAGCAAACGAAAGCGAGATAAGAAGCTTCTTCATTTTAGTTACTCCGTTGTCGTGCGGGATGCACGTTCTTGCCCTGGAGTGACCCAGGGCAAGGGCTTGCATCACTCCTTCGGGTAGTCGTTGTACTTTCCGCCGGAACCGGTTAGGTTGTCAATTAACCAGACCCAATCTTCTTTTGTCTCGCAGTATTTCCCATCAGCATCCTCCCAGGTGCGCCCGTAAGGATCATTGATGTTTGTGTGCGAGCCAGAATGCCCTGCGCGGCGGGTACATCCGCGCAGGTTGAACTTAGCGTGTGAGCAGATGTGATCTGCTTTCGGTCCAACGTACCATCCCATTGTCATTTCTCCGCGTACACAGGGTTGATTGCGATGTCGAAGTGCGTAGGAAGTTCCCCGTTAACTTCGAACTCGCTCTTGCGGATGTATATGGGAGAAAGCGCAGGCTTTTTGACGGGTTGGAGATCTCCGTCGAGCTGGGCGTACTCCGCTAGCGTTTTGTGAGTCTTTGTGAGGCTCATTGTGATGGTCCGGATATGGGAACCTTCCAGAGTAACTGTCTCCGGCGCAGACAGATAGTGTTCAGTTGTGCCGTCGGGATTGTGCTTGCTCATGTGGGCAGACTTTCTGTGTTTACGGTGAATTGAACCGCTTCGTCCTTAGTGACGATGTACGGGACTTCTTTGAGAACCAGCTGCGTTGCGGCCTCGATAGGGATGCCCCAACCGCCGCTGATTACAAAGATCATTTTCTTACGATCTTTGCGAAACTGCGCTCCGTTGATTGCCCAGCGTACGATGCCGGGGGCGCAGAATAGTGAGGTGGAACCGAGTGTGTACGTTTTCATAAGGTGTGCTTTCGGTTAGCTCAACAGCTGAAGGATTTCAGCGTTGAGTTCGGTTAGCTCTTCTAAGTCCGCTGCTGTGCAATCCACATCAGCAGCTTTTTGAACCTCGGCGTACTGTTTCTGCAGTTGTGCCACAAGCTCAACCTTGGCGGAGAACACTTCTTCAAGTGCTTTCCGGTAGCGACGTCTTGCGTTTGCAAGTTCGTTCATAGGGATATCCTAGCCGTGTTGAAGGGTGAAAGTGTAGCGAGTGCCAGAGAGCCACGCGCGGCGCAGATGCTCTAGCATGGCTGTGGCGTCGTGCAGATCGTCCGAGCTGTAAATGACGGAATCCAAGTTGAATTGGACGTCATGTTCCACCACACGGAAGTTGTGGACTGGCTGCGGGACGACGTTGAGGATCTCCGCTTCATAAATGCTGCGGATCCATCTACGAGCGTCTTCAGCGTCCGTAGCGTTGATGGTGACTTGGAAGTCCTCCTCGCCGATAGCGCGAAGGGTTACACGGTAGGGTAGTCGCATAGCGTGTCCTTTGGTACTATTTGGCACGTTTGGCAAGTGCGCCGTTCCTTGTCTTAAAAGACAAGTATAACATAGATGTGGGGGTGAGTGCAAGTGCCAAGGTGGGTATCGTTTACCGGGACGAGTTAGGGAAGGGAGGAGGTGTGGATGATTACGCGAGCGACATGACTGGCGAGTTGTAGTGTGGACAACTGGCGGGGCAACTGAGAATAGGAGAAGAGTACGAATTGCGGGAATTGGGGACAATTGTTTAGATTTTTCCCGGCTAAGTGATTGAATTCATTAACAAAAAAGTCAGGTAGATGGAGCCAAGAAATTTTTTTTGTTCCCTTTACGGGGGGAGGGTCGTCGGGAAAACACGCCTCGATCGATTGAACAAGAGAAGAGATGAGCCAGGTATAAAGCCTTTACTATTATTCTATATATTCTATTATATATTCTTTATATAGAACAACCACTTAACCTGGAAAAATCTTCTTTATACCGTATAATTCCACCATTCTCCCCCACAATTTTTCCATCTAAACTTCTTTTCTCCTGTTTATTTCAAGAAATAATTATTTTTGTTTTCCCCCTTGCAATCAACAAAGTCCTATGCTAGGCTCCATGCTGAGTTAGGAGGTCGAGTTCAATGTTCCGGTCGAGTTGATGGTCGAGTTGAAGGCCGAGTTCTTTCTCGGCTCGAGTCTTTCTTCGGTCGAGTTCGATCTCGGTCTCCATCGTCTAGCCTGCGCTGTTTGACATTGTGAAGGGTTACAGTCTGCCGCGACCGCGCGGTCAGATTGACATGCCGTTCACTAGCGCAGAAATTCTCCGGACCGAAGCGAGGCAAGTCTCAGCAGAGACCGATCGCAGGCCGCCGCGAGAAGACTCTGTGTGTGGTGTTTGTCGAAAGGAGTCGGCAGGATATAAGTTTGCGCGTCAACGCCGATGAAAATCGAATTTCGATCTCTCGAGAGACTTCTTGAGAACTCTCTCGCAATCGATTTCGAATCTTCATCAGTCTCAGCGCGCCTCCTAGCGTGTGTACATCCGCGCCCGCGCCCGCGCGTATATGTATCGCTTCTCTCACCCTCAAGCTTCTCGATCGGATCGAAGATCGGTACCGGCCTCGATCTCCGGTGTCGCCGAGAATCGACTCTGAGACCGGACAACTCGAGGCAACTCGAGGGCAGCGAAAACGTGTCGGCGCAGGCCCGACTCGAAATTTTGCTGAGAGGCGAGCCGCTTCGGGGCTGCAGGCCGATAGCCGTCGACGTGGGTCGGGTTTCGAGAAATTCTCCATCGGGCTGTGCCTCGGTCGGAGCGGCCTCGACGTGCGTCGAGATGTGGGCCTCTGCGCCGGATGTCGGAGGACGGCGACCACGAAAAAGGGCCCCTCTTTCGAGGGGCCCCAGGTCGACAGGTGTCGCTTATCGGTTGTCAGCGGCTTCGCAGAACTCCTGCTGGACCGCTTCCAGCTCCCCGTCGGTGGAGTTCGTTGCTCCGTAGGCATCTCCAAGCCTCTTCAGAACTCGGTCGTAGATACGCCGCTCGGCCTTCCGAAGACGGAGGCGAGCCGCGACCGTCTGCTCGAACGGGTTCCAGTCGGCGCAGACGTCGGCGATCACCGCCGACTGCACTCGGTTCGGAGCAGCGAAGAGCGCGAGCGCCGCTCGATCGGTGAGCGAGGGCGCGGCTCCCGCCGGCGACGTGCCGATCAGGAGCAGGGCAACGAGGGCGCGTCTCATCGGCGCACCTCGCTGAGCAGGGCCGCGCGCTCGGCGTCGAGCTTCGGGGTGGGGAAGTGGAAGACGACCCGCAGGCCGGCTTCGGTCATCGTCTCCTGCAACGCGATCGCGGAGCGAAGCGACTGGCAGGTGAAGATCACCTTGCCGGTTTCGAGGTTTATCAATTTGACGCGCATGGCGTGTCCTTTCGATACGAGGGGTTGAAAAAAGTAGGGGACACGCGACGCGCGTGTCCCCCGATTTTGACGTGTCGCTTACTTGCGACCGTGATACTTGCGCCAAGCGTAAAATTCCTGGCTGGCGTTTGACACGTTCCAGTTGCGCTCGACTGCGGTTGCGCGCAAGTGAGCAACGGTGGGGTGAGTGCCGGCGGCGAGCAAGTTGTCACACTCGTGCCAGACAAGCCAACACTTGCCCCCTTCGCGGGGGTACTTTTTGGTTTTGACAACTGGCGCGACAACTGCGACAGCAGCGGCTTCGGGGGCAGCGGCTTCGGGGGCTGCGACTTCAGCAGCGACTTCAGCGACTGCGACTTCCGGCGGCAGCTCGGCGACATCAGCAACGATGACGGGGGCAGCGACGGCAACTGACTGCGACTTACGTGACTTTTTTGACATAACGACTACTTTCTGTTGTGTAGCGAAACGCGGCAGCGGCTGCTGACGCGGTTAGTGCGTTTGCACCAACAAATGCAATATGGGGTAAGCTAGTCGAAAATGCAATGCGATGTGCTATGTTTGTTTGCATAGCAGCTATGCAGAGGGACCCCCCGGGGCGGTGGATAAATCGAGATCGGCGGGGGTCGGCGGTGGCGTATCGTGATCGAGGTTTACGAAAAAACTGATCGGTCATCTAAAATCTCAGCCTTCGCAAAAAACCATTCTCTCCTCGAAACTTCACCCCCAAAAACCAGATCGAGCGTTTTGCGAAAAACCATTCTCTCATCCAATGGAGGGCTCCTTGCTAAATGATCCCCGCTTCCTCATCCTACGCTGTCACCCACGCGACACCTTGAACCTATCCCTCCTGAACCCCGACCTCCTCTGTCCAACCACAACTATCCAAGTCCGCCGTGGCCCCTCCCGCCAACGCGAAACGATTACTATCCCAATACTGCCCTCATTCCTGTTCTACCCCCACCCCATCCAGTCTATCCAACTCTCTTTCCCCCGCTTCTCTCATAAGCTGCATATTATGAAACGACCCCCACTCCCATACGCCACCTGTACACTATCCGAGATTACAATTATGTCCACCACCCATGCCCTTCTTGCCATCCCTCCCGATGGACTGACCATTAACGCTCACGTTGAGGTAACTGACGGCTTGCTATGTGGCTGTACAGGAACGATACTCAATATTAAGACAAATGGCGATATCACATTGAAAATCAAAGAACATTTAGGATGGCAAATAAATACTTGCATCGTAAATGCTTCTGTGTTACGCTTGCTGTAGTTAGTCAGCGTTGCGTCTGCGGTTCAGTTTGACTTGCGGTGAGTAGTGGATTTGTTCACACACCGCTTTAGCTTTCGGGTCTGGGCATCTTAATTCCCCCGATGCTCCCACTCGGAAGCGAAGTTAAAGTCGTGGGCACCAAACTCGCTCCGACTTTAGTAACTGGGGTGGTGTAGCTAGGCTCCGGCCACTGCTTCCGCCTAACCAGAGCGGGGACGGACTTCTACTCCGTTGGACGTCCCCGCATCCCCTTTCTAGCCTGCCTACTGACGATGACTGCCACCTCAGATCGCTCTCGAAAGGGAGCGATCTTTTTTATTGACTATATATCAGCAACATGAACAACCCGAGCACACCCCATGTCCAAGTGAATCTTCAGCCTGTCAACCTGACTGCTGAATTGCAGAAGGTTGCTCTCCAGAATACCCTGACGGTTGATCAACACGCTGACCTGCGAACGCTTATCCTAGACGCAGCGGCAGCTATTGGTATGGATGGGAACGGAAGGGACGGCCTGCTCGGTTACTTGAAGTTCGCAGCGAGCACCTACCCGAAGCAGTACCTCCAGGTGATCTCTAAGGTTCTCCCGCTGCAGATCGATTCCAAATCAACCATCAACGTGATCGAGCATGTGAACATCGTTTCCGTTCCTCCCGATCGGTATATGCCCGCCTCCGGCTTTAAAGGCCCTACGATCGATCACGTTCCCTCCGCTTCCGATACAGCTCCAGATACCACTCCCGAGTCTGTCCAGACTATTGAGGATCTCCTCAACAACCCCACTCCCGTAGATCCTTTCAAGTCCGACGTTGCTTGAGTCAAGGATAAAACAGATGAAAACCCTCCTCACGCTCGCGCTACTGCTGATCTTCACCTCTGTTGCTGATGCACAACGGCGCCAGCGGATTACTGTTTATCCCACCGAGCGGGATCGGCTTCTCTACAGCCATCCTTATGCTGTCGAGCTAGCCCTGAGCAAGATGCTGTGTGGTTTCCACCTTTTCAGTTTAGGACCGAATCCGCCACGCGGCAGCGTAGGGAGTTGCGCCAACTGGTTCCACTATCCGCAACATAAGCCCGTCTGATCCGTGCGCTTTAGACCAGGGGACTTACCAGAAGGAGATCCTACCACTCCCAATACGCCTGTTGAGTGGGAAGACAATGCTATCTCCAACACGATGGCTTGGTTCTCCTACAAGTTTCTGCCTAATTGGTGCCAGACACCCGAACACTGGACTAGCCGCCTCACTCAGTACTTATTTACGGATTGCCCATGCTGTCTCCTATTCAGAGGGATTTCAACCGGGATAGTTATCAGCGCGGTCATTATGATGCCCTTGGCTGTTGCCGTGGGTTTTTTCTTGGCCTACCAATGGCAGTGACGTTGTGGGTTTTTATCATTGTGAGTATCTTCTGGATGGTTAGTTGATGTCTGCCCAAGCCAGAAAGGCCCAGCTAGATCTTCACCTCGGTGAAAAGTATGTACAAAATCTGTGGACTCCTGCTCGCCATCACGCTCTATTTGGTGGCCGAGGCTCTGCTAAGTCCTGGTCCGTTGCTTCTTTCCTTACTATAGTTGGCGGACAGGCAAAGAAGAAGATTGTCTGCGCCCGTCAGTTCCAGAACTCCATTCGGGACAGCTCCAAAGCACTAATTGAGAAACGGATTGACTCCCTTGGTTTTACTGGACATTACCGGGTAACAGATCAATACATTACGCATGTCGAGACTAAGACCGAGATCAGCTTCGTAGGCCTCGAGCGCAACATTGATTCGATTCGTTCCTTGGAAGGCGCAGATATCGTTTGGGTAGAGGAAGCGAGGACGATCCGTGCCAAGTCGATGGAAGTTCTGCTGCCAACAGTGCGCAGCCCTGGTTCCTTCTTCATCTGGACTTGGAACCCAGAGAAGCCCGACGACCCCGTCGATTACTACTTTCGAAACACCAAAGAAGGCCCGCCTCCACGTTCCTTGGTCACCTTCGTCGACTGCTCCGATAACCCCTACTTCTACCAGACGGAACTCCCTGAAGAACGGGAAACACTGAAGAAGGGCAATTTCGAGCGTTATAAGCATGTGTGGCTTGGTGGTTATGACACAGCGGCCGACTCCAAGGTGTTCCCGAACTGCACTACTGGCACCACACTGGTACCAGTGGATTGTCCGCCCCGATATGGGATGGACTTTGGCTTTGGCTCCGATCCCTCCTTTGTGGTTAAGATTTATCTGATCGAGGCCATTCAGACGATCTATATCGCAGCGGAGGCTAGCGGTCGTGTTCCTATGGATCAGCTCCCTACGTTGCTCCTTTCTGTACTTGATTCCCCTGACGATTTAGTTAAGGCAGATTCCAGTCAACCGGGAACAATTGAATTCCTTAATGCTAGAGGCTTCCCAAATATCATTGGGGCTAAGAAAGGTCCTGGTTCCGTCAAAGAGGGCATTAACTTTATGTCCGGGTATAAGATTATCATTCATCCGCAATGTGAAATGATGCGGGATGAAGCACGTCTGTACTCGTTCATGACTGACAAGCTCAGTGGTAAGGTTCTTCCTGGTCGGGTTCCCGTAGATGCGAATAACCACGGTTGGGATGCTTCTCGTTACGCTTTAGAAGACTGTATCACCCAGCCCGATTCCGGAGACGATCCGTTTGGTGGAGTTGTGAAGCTGTGGTAGATCAAACGGAGACTTTGCTATGGGATGTGGTTGCGGAAAATCATTCTCCAATTCGTATGCTACTGGTCAGCGGTACAAGGGCGGGGCTACCACCCACGTTCCGACTACAAGACCGGCGCCTGTGAGCATTCAGAGTAAATCGCTTCAGGCGAAGACTGTGCAAGCCCAAGCTGCGGCATCGTCAGGAAGACGTAAAGTCTGATGTGGGACTGGTTAATTAAAAAGCCACCGAAACGGGACGTCGCTGACGAGCCTATGAGCCCGATCTTTACGATCGGGAATCAACCGATCCGGCTTATATCGGCTACGGCGGTTATGACGGCGGAGGAAGCGCAGCGGCGCATTCCTCAACTATATCGTGTGACTCATTTGGTTGCATCTAGCGCCCAGGCTGTTCCGTGGTTCTGCGAAGCTGATCCAAACGTCTCCGCCTCCGATCGCGCCAACCCAGGCGAGATCAAAGCGATCAACTCTCTTCTCAAATCCCCGAACGACAATTTCACTCCAGAGAATCTACGTTACTGGCTAACCCTGAATCTGATGCTTTACTCTCGCGTTCATTTCAAGGTCGGCATTGGAACAAAGGGGCTCCCGAACGGGATCTATCCTCTTGCTACCAAGTACATGAAGGGGGTTCCGAACTCCCGCGGTACTATCGACACCTATATCTATGGTGAGAATACACCACAGGAGCAGAGGTTCCCGTCGAAGCGTAAAGCTCTCCCCGGTGAGAGCTACGCTGCGGAGATCTCCTTTCCATCCATTACCGGTCTGATTGAATATAACAAAGCTCCGGCGGCTATCGAATCCCTTGCAATTCCGCTTGCAATTATTACTTGTCTGATGCAGCGAGCGTATGACACTGCGAGTGGCCATCCCAATATCAAGTATGTGGTTACGTCTGACAAGACTCTAACTAAGCAGCAGGTCGAGGCTCTTAAGGAGCATCTCGAATCTTCGGGGCCAGGGGAAGATGGTTCTGGTACTGTCCTATTCCTTTACAACACGAAGATTGAAGTCCATACCCTTGACAATAAGATGGGTGACATTCACAGTAAGATTCCTCTCGACGACATGACGCGCATTATCGCAGGCGTGTTCGGCGTTCCTGTAGCTCTCCTAGGATTGAGCAATGCGGACTCTGCAAAGTATTCGAACAATTATGAACAGTCCAGACTCGCCCTATGGCAAGATACGGTGGTTCCCAATTATATATCTCCGATGGCAGCTGGTCTCAGTGCGTGTCTTTGTCCGTATGGTGCTAAGATTTCCTTCGACTATGATGCTATTCCTGCGCTCTGGGAAGGACGCGCCAAGCTCGGACAAACCCTCAGCCACGTCAACTTCCTTACCACCAACGAGAAGCGTGAGATCCTCGGCTTCGAGGAGGACAACACGCTACCTTCACTGATTGGTTCCACCACATCCACACCGATCCCGACTGGTGGTGTTGAGCCCGAAGAACCTGAAATTGAACCCGAGCCTGACAAATTGGCTCCCCCGCTCAAGCTCGTAAATTGAGAGATAGACCTATGACCTATAAACAGGGTGATCAGATCAATCTCGATCTTGGTATGGAACTTACCAAAGTCAACGTCGAGAATCAACCTCCTGGTTATTTTGAAGGAATTGCAAGCACCCCATCTACTGACCTCTATGGTCACAAGGTGATGAAGGGTGCTTTCGATAAATCGATCAAGCAGAAGGGCCTTACTGGTCCTCGGGGTGTGAAACTCCTTGTTCATCATGACTGGCACAAGCCAGCCGGCACTATCTCCAAACTCAAGACTGTAGGAGAGAATCTGGAGATCGCCGGGCAAATGAATCTGAACGTCTCCTATGTGAAGGACGTTCACGAAGTTGCTATCCAGAACGGCGGACTCAACTTCAGCGTTGGTTTCACGCTGGACGAATTCAGTTTTGTTGATGAGAAGAAATCCGAAGACGGAGAATATCTTCTCATTAAGTCAGGCGACTTGATGGAAGTCAGCGTTGTGGTGTTCCCTGCCCAACTCGAGGCAGAGATGACTTTCATTAAGAATCACGATACGATGGCACAGCTCGAAAAAGCTCTTGTAGCTCAGGGGATGTGCCGAAGCAGAGGCGAAGCGCACAAGTTGGCGAACTACTTGAAAGCGAATTCGCATCTGTTCCTAGACGAGCGAGAGCCTTTGGCTGAACCGCTCGTAGCTCCACATCCCCTGCTGGATGTACAATTGTTGCAACCAGTTCGCGATCAACTCGCACGCATCAAATCGATGCTTTAAGGGGATTCCCTATGAACCAGGTTAAGAATAGACTGATGGCGGCTCCTGCTCTTGTGACCAGGGGCATGTATCTGAAAAAGGAAGCTCCGGCCGACAAGCAGGCAGCCGAACAGGCGCTCGAGCTGCTGAGTAAGGAGCTTGGCGATATCACTGGTCTGCTGACCAAGAATCGCGCCGACACCGAGCAGCAGTACAAGGACCTGACGAACCACTTCGGCGCCGTCAAGGCCGACAGTGATGATCTGAAAAAGACCGTCCTGAAACATGCTGAGGACTACGCCGCACTTGTGGCTACTCAGCAATCGCTCACTCAGGCGCTCGACCAGGTGAAGAAGGAGCTCGATGCTCCGATTCTCAAGGGCGGCGACGCTCTGGTGGAGTCCGACAAGAAGGCTGGTGTCGAATGCCAGCGCCGCGCCCATATCTTCAAGGGCGGCACGGACGACGACTTCAAGCCCGACATGAACAATCTGATCGACGCATCTGCTTACCGTTCCGCGGTACGCAAGATGATGCAGGTTGGCATCGAGTCGAAGCAGAAGGTCATTCGTGGTCTTACGGACGTCGAACGCAAGGCGTTCGATGCTTCGTCTCTCGACAGCGCATTCTTCTCGCCCGAGCTTCTTGGGATCGAGGTGAACTGTATTATCGAGTGTGCCGAGCTGCTGGATCTGTACGGCAGCGTGACGGTCAGCAAGTCGCAGTTCATGTACCCGCAGGTCATGGACTACGGTCAGATCGGCAAGTATGATTGCGATGCCAAGTGCGATGCCGAGTACGGTCCGGAAGGGAACATTCAGTTCAAGTCCGGCGCCGTTTCCGACTTCCGTGGCGTGTTCTGCTTCCAGCGCAAGGTGCTGGCGGAAGCCAACTACCCGCTCCTGGACTTCATGTTCCGCGCGGCGGCTCGCTCTTATCGCATCAATCGCAACCGCGCATTGATGGTGGGCGATGGCATCAACGAGCCGCTCGGCTGGCTGAATGCTTCCTGCTTTGCGAAGAAGGCTACGAACACTCCGGCACAGTTTAACCATATTGACTTCCGTCTGTTCTATGCCAGCTCCCCTGTGGAGTATGGTCCGGTGACGGCTGTCATGCACCAGAACACGTTCGCGTATCTGGCTGCATTGGTTGACACCACCGGGCGTTTCATCTTCGGCGATGGTCTGATGACTTATTCTCCGAACGATGTGCGTGAGAATATCCGCATCAGCAACTGTTTGCCGGATCCGACGGAAGGTCTGACAAAGGGCTCTGCGGCTGCGCCGTTCACCGCAGGCGACTTCCTTGTGGCTGCTGGTAGCTGGTCTCAGGCCTACTACATGGTCAACAAGCGTTCGCTTTGGATGGAGCAGTGGGAAGGTCAGTCCACGGCTTGGTGCGTCAAATATGTGTTCGGTGCCGAAGACGGTGGCTTCACCGCCTGCTGCCCCGCAGCCCGTATCCTCACCGTTGGTTAACCGATTGACTCGGCAGCACGAATTGACGTGCTTCAAACTGTCGGGGCGACTGCAAGCGTCCGCCGTTTCATTCACTTCCCAAGGAGATCACAATGGCCGACAAAGCTGCTGATCCTAAAGCCACGGTGGAGCAACCAGAGATGGAGGTTCCTCCCATCCGTTGGAATCAAACTGTGGACTCCGGTTGGTATATCTCGAACGAGGTATTTCGCCGGACCGCTCGTACGGGAGAGTTCTCTCCCGCCAAGGAAACTGCGGAGCCCAAAGCTGCTCCGAAGGCCGCTCCAAAGGCTGCTTCGCCCGCCTAGTCACGTTAACTCACTAGTCACGTTAACTCAGAAGAGGTTCACATGAATATCAATGTAGCTAGCCAGAACAACGGCCTTCTGGCGTGGTCTGGTACGGCGGGTCGGCCTATTGACATCCGCCAGCATAACAACTTCGCTTTCACTTTCGAAACGACAGCAGATCTTGCTGCTGACGCTTCGTTTAAGGTGCAGGCGGCTCCGCCTAGCGATGCAGATCCGTGTCTCCCCGGTACGTTGTACGACGTCAAGGAGACGCTCACCTGCATGGACTTCGGGCCGGCGAATCCGACAACTGGGTTCGTTATCCCGAACGGGACCAAGAAGGGAACCATCTGCACAGCGACGTTGCCGTGCAGACCCGACGCTTTCATCCAACTGGTTGGCACCGGAGCAGCGTCAGTTATCGCTGTTGCTGTTCTTGGTGGCCCCCGCTAAGGAGCTGCCATGAATCTGAATATTGCTTCTCAGCACCAGGGGTTTATTGCCTGGAGCGCCAAAGCTGCTCCATTCAACCCTGGAATAGATATCAGACAGCATAATGGGTTCTCGTTTACCTTTACTGTTGATTCTGATATTGCTGTGGAGGCTGTGTTTGAGGTCAGATCAGCACCGCCTCTTCCTTCCGACAACTGCATGGGGGATGTTGCTAACGCATCTGATATCCCCGTGATCGCGATGTGTGCGATGCCGGGGCAAGTCGCTGCTCCGAAATCGCAGATCATCTTTCCCGTCGGTACAAAGGCGGGTACTGTCTGCACGGCCACGATACCGTGCAGACCGGATGCCTTTATTAAGGTGTTCGCGGTCAGTGGAGATACTGGTCGCATCATTGTTGTCGCTGTCCTCTCGGGCCCCCGGTGAGGAAAACAGCTACAAAGGCGGTGAGAGTGCGGCCGGGTGATGAGATAATCGTCCGTGCTGCACTTCCCGCTGACCTCGGTCTTGCTCGCTTATACGTCTGGGCAAAGCAAGTTGGGTCAGATCAATTCTCACCCTATGTCCTAGGAACGGATGTAATTGATCTGGGTGAACTACCCAATATGCTTTCTCCTATAAGCATGAGATTGGTTCCTCAACGTCCGGCGCACAAGATCAGCTTTGTAGCTGACATGAAAGGCCAGATTGTCATCGTCCAAGAAGTAGATACTCGTGACGATAAAGTTGCTGAAGTAAGTCTCGATCTTATTATGGCTACCACTTCGCGCCTAGATAGATTCAAACGGAGATTGACAGAATGGCCGAAGACAGTGAAACTTTGAAAGTCCGTATGCTCCGTGTTACGGGGAAGAACGATACCATTCAATGGTTCGAGTATCGGCCGTCGTTTCGTGTGGACATTGTACGCATCGAGTGGGAACTCGACACAATGGACGTGGAACTTGATTCTCCGGTTGCTGACTACTTGCTGCGAGCGGGCTATGCTGCCCCCGTTGCTCCGGGTTCGGCCCCTGTAGCTACGAAGCCAACTGCTCCTCCGCCAGCGGCGCCCACGGCGCCCGCTCCTTCTCCAAAACCCAAACAAGATGTCACTGCAGAGGAGCCCCCACCGCCTCCTCCTGCACCTTCGTGGCTGAAACCTAGCGGTGATAACTAAGGAGATTATTATGATTCCAGTTACCTGTCGACCAGGTTGCGGTGCGGCTGCCGCAGTTCCGCTTGCTGCTCCGCCTTGCTTCACCTGTCCGCCTGCTCCGTAAGTAGGGGCCTCTCCTCCGTTTTCGCCCTCCCTTGAGAGATGGGGGAGAGGATTCCCGCTAACCAGAGGGTAACATCATGCTCCAGTTTGCCGTTGAAGACGTCGTTCGCGATGCGTGTCAAGTTTGTTGCTGCGAGCAGGTTACTCTGAAGCCTGGTACTACGTCGCGGCTTCCGATTCATTATGCCCCATGGGCTGTTCCTATCGGCCGTTTACATTGTGAGCCGCAGTTTGCTCTGGAGCAGATGGCAGCTTGTGGTGTCAGCGCGGGCGCACCCGTGAAAGTTGACGGGGCCAATGTGGCGTTCAATGTTCCGTCGCCGCCACTCAATGGGGATTTTAAAACCAAGATCACAGATCCCGAACTCGGCCCAATGACTTTTAAGATCGTTCCATTTACTGGGCCAAGCCATGGGGCAGTTGATGTTCACTTGGATGGAACATTTGACTATATTCCAAACGGTGGATATAATGGTCCGGATCGTTTCTATATTAGTGCTACGGACGAGACAAACAAGACTTCTGTTTTTGAAGTTTTGATCGGTGTTGGATCTTACGATTCCGCCGATATGGAAGAGACGCCACACGTCAGCGTCGAAAGCTGGACTGTTAATTACCAGCATTATTATGTCACAGTCGCAGTCAAGGTTGCACCGAATGCGGATGCCTGTGAAGTGTGGCGTCTTACTGCGCAGATGCAGGCAATCGATTGCAACTGTGTCTGCTACAGTCGGCAAGACTGTTTTGATATCAGGATGAGCAAGTGTTGAGCAGTACTGGCTACACTCTTTCCCCGGGTCCGCCCGCGCCAGATCAGCCCCTGAAGGAAGGGGATGCTTTGGGCGGCGTTAACTGGGATGAGTATCTCAGCATTAAGTTGATTCGTGAGCATACCAAGACAGACGATGTGCCTGGTGTGAGCGACGAACAACTGCGTCTCTATCGTGCTGCTGCGGTTGAGGCGGCAGAATTCTATACTGGTCTCACTCTAAGTAAACAAAAGGTGTTCAGCGAAGTCCTTGCTGTAAAGAAGCCTAAGCTGGGACACGATTATGTTACAATTAGACTTCAGTATCCTTCGACTGATGGAATAGTTTATATCTACGGAAACAATCAGAACCCTGAGATTGTTCATGTTACTCCGAACAGCCGTAAGGTAAAACTTCCGGGTCGTTTCTTTTACACCCCAGATCTGAGCAATTGTTGCAATCCTTGTTCGGTAGCGACAAATGGACTTCGTATCATGTACAAAGCAGGATTCTCCTGTGCAGATCAAGTCCCGGCTGGAATACTTCTTGGAATTCTTCAATTTGTCGCATGGGTCGTCGAACACCCAGGTGATGAAGTACTTAGTATGCGGAATACTCTTTCTGCAAGGGGTGGTGCTATTATTGGTACTAACAATATTGCTCTGATCAGTGGCGCGTTGGAGTCTTGGCGGCAGTTCGATCCTGAGGGATTCTAAGTGGCGGAAACTAAAATCTCACAATTGAGACACCGCGTCGCAATCTGTACGATGAAGGATGTTGTTGTGTCCGCTGATCGGATGGATTTGCGTCGGGAAGCTGTGGTGTGGACTTGGGCTAAGATTGATCATCAGCAGCATCTACCTTCATTTTTATCTGAAGTAGGTTTTGCAATCAAGGAACTTGCAACTCGAGCAACTCATCGTATTCGAATTCGTGCTGATCTGGGTATTGATTATAGTTCAGCAGCTTGGATCTACGAGGAATTTTTTCAGAGCCCATCTCGTTGGTATAAAGTTCTAGGCTTTGTAGATGAGACTAGAAAATTTGTAATGCTTGAATGCCACCTTGTTGAAGCCAGTGAAACCGCTCAGCCAATGCCGAGTGATCTTAATCCTGAACGTACTCGGGTAAACCTGTGACACTCGAAATTAGTTTTAAACAATGGGCGCCGTTCTGGGCGAAACGGGATAAGGCTGCATTTCGGCGTTGGCTTCAATTGGTAGCTAACGAGTCTGAGAAAGCCTTCAAAAAGATGGGGAAGTATCCTCCCGCATCATCCCCAGGTGAATATCCTGCGGTTCGGTCGGGTAGACTCAGAAGATCAATCAGAACTAAAGTGTCAGATACCGGTGTCGAAATTAGCAGTAACACATCTTACGCAGGATATCTGCGTCACGGTACCCGAAAGATGCAACGACGTAAGATGTCCGATAATGCTTTGAAGGAAGGTCTTGCTGCTGCTAAAAAGCGAGCTAAGACTTGGGTTGGATGGTCGCACGGTTCTCCGGGAACAAGAGGAATAGAAGGCGGGTAGATGGATGCTATTACTCCCAAAGGTGAACTTCCTCCAGTTCAGGTAGAAACTCGTCTCCTGCCTGCCCTTGCCGCGGCGGTCGCAGAGTGGTTTCCTGAGTTGAACGGTCGTGCAATGGCAGTTTCTGAGAGCGCGGTGACAAAAGAGAACATTCCGACACTGCCGCTGGCTGTGGTTGCTTTTGTTCGTGCGGTCGGTGAGCAGAGTGTAAAGTCTCGTCAGAGTCAATATGAAATTACGGATCATTTTATTGTAGAGTTTTGGTTGTCTCCAGAGAAATATAAACGCGCTAATGGAAGCGACGCACCTTTCTGGAGCTATTACAATTATGAAGCAATTCGAGATAAGCTACTGACGCATATGGCGACTTGGAAGGCGCCTCGGGATGCTCGAATTGCTTTCCGAGCTTTGGATACGGAAGCAGACCATCTAGCTGTGACAATGACGTTCGGCTTTATAGCGGCTGTTAACTGGAAGGCTTGCATTTCTTATCCCCCTGATATGATAATCGATCATATTGGATTCAATATGTGTGCTCCTGCTTCAGAATGTTGTGTGCCTGAATGCTTCGATCCTGTTCCGTGTGAAGATCCCTGTCCCTAACTAAGGAGAGACCCAATGGCCATGATTTATGTGCGAACTAAGCCAGGCCGAAAGGCCTTCTTCGAGGGGAAAGTGATCCCTCAGGACAAGTTTATTCCTGTTCCAGACAATCCGTATATTCGGAGGCTGGTTCACCACTGGGAAGACCTCGAAGTCGAAGAAGGTAAGGGTAGCGGAGGGAGACCTGCGCAATCCAGGAAGAAAGAGCAACCGTGGCTAAGTGGTGGCAAATCAGCTTCTGAGCCACCCGCTCCCGGTACCGGTTCGCCTGCACCAAAAGCCTAAACCGTCCTTCACTGGACTTCATTTACAAGGAGACTGACTAATGTCAATCGACAGTCTGCGGTCCGGTGCAATCCGGATTTGTTTCGATCCGAGCCTCAATGCCTATCCCAACCGGTGCCGCATTCTAGTCGAGGGTCAGATGCTCGACACCGGTACTGCTTTGGATGGCGAGCTCATCAAGATGCCTTCGTTGAAGGACGTCGATCTGCTGTTCGGCGAGGGCAGCATCATTGCCGAAGGTCTGCGTACAGCCTTCCTGTGCTGCCCGCAGCAGGTGATGGAGTTCTATGCTCTTCCGTGGATGGACGCAACCATCGGGGCATCCGTAAAGGCTGCTTACACCGTGACCTTTACTGGTACGGCGGAGAGTGACGGTCGGGTTGATCTGTTCTTGGTCGACGGGCGTTACAATACTTCCGTTCGCGTTCACGAAGGCGATACGGCAGACGAGATTGCCACCAATGTGGCAAACGAGCTCAACAGTGAACCTGGACTTCCGTTTATCGCTGTTGCGGCAGCGGGAGTAATCACGTTGACGTCAAAGAATGCTGGCACAGTCGGTAATGCTATCAACATTCTTTATAATTGGCATCAGCGTCGTGACTATGCTCCTGTCGGTATCGAAGTGGTGGTTGCCCAGAGTGTGCAGGGCGCCAATACCGCTTTCACCCCGCCTGACTATCAGGCGATTCTCGGTGAATGCTGCTATTGCTGCATCGCAATGCTGTACGCCGATGATGATTGGCAGGACGCGATGATCGAGTACATCAAGTCCGCGTGGGACTGCTCGAAGCCGCAATGCTTCGGCCATGGTTACACTTACAACTATGGCTCGTTCGGTCAGATTATGTCGTCTGACACGAACTCTGCAGAAGTGAGCCGTATCGCTCATTGCACCACTGATCCGGTTGCTGGTTGGCAGAAAGCGGCAGCGTATGCTGCATTGTCTTGTTGCTCGACTATCGATCATCCGGAGATGAACGTTCAGGGACCAAACTTTGGTGTCCTGGGTTGTCTCATTCAACCGGAGAGCTGCTTCCAGTGCTTCACGTTCGAGGAGCAGCAGGTTCTGCAGGCGACTGGCTTTGTTGTGGTGGTTCCGCTTCAGGGTGGCACCGGCCAGATGACCAGCCCGATGATCGTCAACGATGTGACGAACAACCGTTACGACGAGAACGGTCGTTTCAACGCCACATGGTGGAATGTCAGCAGCCGTCGCCTCGCAGCGGCAACTGCGGATCAGGCCGCTCTCCAGCTTGGCCGTGTGCTTGGCCTTGGTCTGTACACCAAGAACACCAGCATTCCCGAAGGTGTTCGTGGTACGAATCCGAAGCTCATCCTTGGCGCGTTCCGAGCATGGGCCAAATCGCAGATCGGTATTCTCTTCTCTGAGTTCGAGGATATCGATAAGGATATCATTCTGAAGACGGACTTCGAGGTTGCTCCGAAGTGTCAGGGCATCCCCGGTAAGCTGTGGATCGATTTTATCTATCGCCCGCCGGTCCGTATCAGCAACATCATCATCAACGCCAAACCGTCGTTGCTGACCAACTGCGATCGCCCGTACTAATCAACTGCGCCGAGGCGCACAGCTTCAAGGAGTTGTCTAAATGACTTGCGAAAATCAAGTTGGCGTCAAAAACATCCTGATCTCCTTTCGGGATTGCGACACCGATGCAGTTTACGGCCCTATCAGTCATGAGCTTTCGTCGGAGGAATTGCCGACCTGGAGGCTGTGTGGCTACAATAACGAGGCACTCCCTCATGGGTATGTGAAGCGGCAGCCGACCAACCCGGAAGTGGAGATCAAGGTCATTCGTGATCTTCGAATTCCACTTTCGATGTATCAGGGGTGTTCGGACGTCAATCTGCAGGTCGAGTATTACAACGGTCTTGTGTACTCGGCAGCAAAAGGCACCGGCACTGGCGACGAGAAGTCAGACACCCACGAGGTGACAATGACGATCGTCTTCAAGGAGATCGACGAAATGCTGCCGGCGGGTACTCTCGAACCAACACCTGATTTGGTTCAGCCGACGTTCGCCGTCGCAGCGTGAGCTTAACCTAACGGAGTATCTATGCCCAGCGAAAAGTTCGTACTACCACAGCCTTGGCAGCTTCGCGATAAGGTAATCGACGGAGCTGTCATTAATCGGCTTTCATTTCAGTCGTTCTCGGATATGATCGCCGAGGCGCAGACAATGAAAAAGCCAAAGACGCTTGAGGCGCGATTGCGCAGATTGCGTCTTGCTAAACAAGTGATCTATTATGTCAACGGTTCGACAACCCCAATCGAATCGGATGACGTAACAATGATGCCTATTCCTAACGCTCAGATGTTGACATCACATCTGGATGAGGATGAGGGCGCAGTTGGTAAGGTCACTCGCGAAGGTGATGGGATTTCTACCTCGATTGTTTATCAATTGGGTACGCCGATTCCTGTTACGGGAAAGGATCCCATTACAGAACTTGAGTTCCTTGCTTCGACATACGGAGATGTCGAGGATGTTCTATCAGCTAATGATAGTATCACGCAGACAGCGATCCTGATTGCAACGGTTGCTAAACCTCCGGGAATGCTAGCACTTCCGAGCTGGGCTGTGAATGCTATTACTATCGGGGATGGTGTTACGATTGCGAAACTCGTGACTCCACATTTTTTAGGGTTGCCGGTCGAGTCGGAGAACGAGTAGAAGAATATCGTTACTACTCTGCTTCTGCCGGCGATCTTAGATCTCTAAGTATGCGTCTTCTGACTCTCCGAATCTCCAACTTTATCAAAGTTCATAACCAGGAGATCCGTAATCGGATCAACCTGGCTGGAGGTAAATTGTAAGCGATGGCTTCTTTTACTGAAAGAGCAACCCTTGAGGTAAAAGACAAATCTACGGCACAAATCCGTAAGATTAATGCTGAGTTAAAGAAACTTCAAGCCACTGCAAGATCCCTCAAAAGTATCAGAGTACAGTTTACTGGTATTGGGCAGGCGACACGACAGGTTAACCAACTCACCAGTGCCGTAAGGAGACTGAAGTCAGTTGCTGGCTCAGCAATTCGTATCAATGTAAATACCACTGGCCTCGGCGCTGTACAGGGGCAGATTAGTAGATTAAGGCAATCTGCTAGACGACCTGTTGTTATCAATACCAGATTCAATACTACTGGACAACCCCCTCGAATTCCTCCTGGTGGAGGTGGTGGCAGACCTGGGGCTGGTCGGGGTGGGGGTCGTTCGCGAACCTTCCTTGGAACTGCAATGCAGGGCGCCAATGCTGGCGCAGGGGGCGGGCTCGGCCTAGGTCTCATGGGAGGCCTTGCTGCTGTCAATCCAGCGATGCTAGCTGTGGCTGCCGCAGCTTATGCCGCCGCTGCTGCTCTCCGATATATTGGAAGCGAAACGATTAAGGCAGATCGCGCTGACCTCATGCTGAGGTTAGCAGCGACTCCGGATGAGCCAGGTAAACCAGGTTCTGGTCAACAGGGTATTATTCGAGCTGCTGTTGACAAATATGTTAAGGAGACCGCTGGTCATCCAATAAAATTGACTAAAGCGGAAATGACAGAATTCATGGTTGGAATTCTGGGCGACGTTGGTGGAAAGTCCGCAACCGAAAGAGCCACCGCTGCCGCAGCTATTGCTCCAAAGATTGCAGATACATTTATTCCATTAGCTTATGGACTTGGCGGGGCAAAGCAGAGCCGTGAAGAGTCTATAGCTAATCTTAATACGATTGTTAAAGGTCTGAATATTGCGTCCGGTGATTTAACGAATGCCGCGGGACAATTAACTAAGGATGGTCAACGAGTCTTTGAAGGTGTGGCGCTTGCTAAGGCTATGAATCCTCAGCTGGAAGCTGAGCGCATTCGAACTGTTCTTGCTAACCTGAAAACAGCGGCGTTCACATTAGAGCCTGAAGCCCTTGCTCGCGTCCTTTCTGCGGGTGGTGATCGCGGAGTTCGAGTAGCAAACGAACTCTACCAAGCAATGCGGTCTATGTCCGGCGTCGTGGACAACAAGGCTTTAAATAGAGGTCTTCAGAAGCTAGGTCTTCTTACGGGTGGTACGCCTCTACCTGGAAAAGCTGGGCGAGCGGGCGGTATTGTACCTGGATCGGGTAATGTAGTTGATTCTGATCTACTTCGAACTAATCCCTTTGAATGGATCATTAAAAATGTTCTCCCTAAGATGGAGAAGATTGCAGATAAGAGCCTTACCAAAGCTGAGGTCAAGGCGGGAGAAGAACGAGCAAGGGTAGTTAGAGAAGAAGGTGGAACTGAACAGGAGATCGCAGACGCTCGTGCTCCGCTTCGTTCTAGAATGCAGACGATACTGGATCAAGCATTCCCGGGGATGGCTGCTACAGCCAGAACTGCTCTTTCTGATGCTATATTCAGTCATGTGCAACAACAGGGTACCGTTGCACAAGGACGGATTGCTTTAGATAATCTTCGTCAAAAAGGAGGTCAGATCTTTGGTGATTCGATAGCTGCTCAATTATCTAATCTTAAAGCAACCCTTGATACTAAAGCTCAGGAGTTGGGTACAAGCGTATCAAAGGGTCTAGGTCTGTCTGCAATAATTAAAGAGATAAATGATGCCTTAGCTGATCCCAGCGGTCCAGCTCGTGCCAATCTTGTAGCTAAAGGACAGGAAGCCCTTATGATGACTCCTGCCGCTCAGGCGGGAAGGCTTCTTTGGGAAGCCGCTCAGTTATTCTATAAAGGTGCTGCTTGGATAGCTTCTAAACTTGGTATTGGTCCGGATCCCTCAGCTACCTCGGGTGCTATTTCACAAGTGGATGCACAGACGACGGCTGATGCTACTAAGCGAGGTCAAGTATTGAACGATATAATGAGACTTGAGGGGGAGTTAAAGAAAGCACAGAGTGACCTAAGAAATGCTCCGTGGCGCGGTAAAGCTAATGAACAGCGAAAAGCAAATCTAGCTTCTCTAGTTGCCAGGATAGAAGCTGATCTCGAGGAAGCAAGAGCTAACGCTGCGGGTCTGAAAGCATATCTTGAACAGAGGCAGAAGGATCTGCAACAAAAGAAAGAAGAGGATGATAAGAAGTATCCTTCGGACTTCATTGGTCCGCTCCCTCCAGGTGCCGAAAAGAGAGCCGAAGCTACGACACCCGAAGTTCAGTCAATGTTGGCAGCGATCGATACCGCGCCCGGGAAGTTTAACGAGGCTTTTGGTACTCTTCCAGCTAAGGGACAGGAGGGTGGAACCAACTTCTCGACAACAGCTATGACTACGATCAATTCGGGAGCTGCTGGTGCTGGTGGAATCTTCGGGGATAATGCAGTTGCTAGAATTAGGGCAGGGGTAGCTAATATCCAACTTGCTGCTACTGTCAACGTTAAAAATGTTGAGGGTAGCTCCGATCAAGGTCAGAGAACGGCTGTTGGCTAATGTCACGAACTAACTGCGCCATCGGTAAGGACTATGTTCCCGCTTCGTTCAAGGGTGTGGGATTCTGGTGTACTGAGGCTAACGCCGAAGGTGGTCGCCGGGGTGCCGAAGGAGAGTTTCCTTTTGGTGAAGACACTGCATACGCGGATCTCGGTCGTAAGATAAGGGTCTTTAATCTTACCGCGGTGTTTCGGGAAGATGACCATGTTTGGGATAGCCAGGGCCTATTTCTTGTTTGCCAAAGTCCACAGCCTGGAATACTTGTTCATCCGACACGCGGAACTCATCTTGTTGCCTGCCGTAGCGTCAAAGTCAGCGATAAGCTGGAAGAAGGGCAGGGCGAGACTACAGCTGAATTAGAATTCGTTGAAGCTAATCCCGTTGGTACGGGACTTGGCGGATCCTTATTCGGAATCATTGCAAGTGCTGTTCTAGCTGTTAGTTCTACATCGTTTCGAAGAGACTATATTCCAGCTTCTGTGTCCCAACCTTGGTCCCGAGATATTGTAACTACTGCTCAATCTCTTGTTAAGACGACGCACGATGCTCTGGTTCAGACATTCACTACGGAGACAAGTACGTCGCAATGGCGTGTGGCTCTTAAAATGGAAGAAGTGGCTAGCGATCCTGGTCTAGCAATGCAAGCGGAACCGGTAGACACATCACTTACATCAGGGATAAGCCAACTCACTTATAATATCCAAGATCCGGATAGTCAGTGGCGAGTTCTAAGAAAACTCACTAACGTGGCAGCGGTCGAAAGTGTGCTTCCTGTGGCTGGCGGCGCTGCTGCAATAGAGAATTCGCTGTACAGCCGATTCCGCATACTGACTGGCGTTGCACTGGCTGAGACCGCAATGGTTCGCCAGTACCCAAATGTTCAAGCTGCAATATCTGCAATGGACATTGCATCCGCGGTTCTTGAGGACGAAGCCAAGTCTGCCTATAACATCTGTGACAATGCTCTGTATCTTGAGCTTGTGAAGTATATTACCAGCTTCAAAGAAATGATGTATGATCTTGCTTATCGTCTTCCGGGTCTAATTACTGTTGACTTCCAAGGTGGGGTGCATCCATTGATTGCTGCGTATGTGATCTATAATGATGCGAAACGCCACAGGGATCTAGAGCCTCGAAACATCATAGATGCGAACGGACGATTCGGTCGCATCGTTAGGGGAATTGCTCCGACGTGAAACCTGTTGTCATTACAGTTGGTGGTTCTGAACTTACAACCTGGACGGAAATGACCCTCCAGCGTAGTAAGGAGCAATTGACTGGAAGTCTTTCGGTCTCTATCTTTGCTGGTGCTATGCCGTCGGGCCCAATAGCTCGCGCAGCCGCCGCAGGGGCAGAAATAAACGTCTATGTGGGCGGGCAGCTTGCTTTCACTGGGAACGTTGATAAGCGTAAAGGAACCGGCGCAAAGAAAGGTACTGCTGGAACTGAAGAAAGCGAAGGAGATAGTGGAAAGGGTGCTTCGCTATCAGTTAACATTGGTCCGAACGAATACACCATTAAGTTGACTGCTCGTGGTAAGACTAAGCGTCTGGTCGATAGTTCGCATCAACATCCAACCACTAATATGTTGAAGCCAACTACTAAAGAAGTTGTTGAAAAGTTGCTCGAGCCTTGGAAGATTCAGACCGAGTGGAAGGGCGAAGTAATCAAATTAGATAAACAGCGTTTCCGCGACGGTGCCCGTGTGGTGGACGAACTTAATCGTATCGCAGTCGAGAACTGTTATTTCATGTATGAGAGTCGAGAAGGGAAATTAGTTGTCACTGATGGCTGTGCTGGTGGAGGTGGAGATCCTCTTATTCTTGGACGTAACATCCTTGAGTTCTCTGCGGAACAATCTGAAGAGAATGACAAGTCAGAAGTCAAAGTAAAAGGTCAGCGTTCCAAGAAAGATAAATGGGGAGAGGAAGCTGTTCTCAAGACGCATAAAACAACAAAGAATAAGCGTATGAAATCGCATGTACCTCATACCATTCAACATAACGGTGATGCTGACGATAAGACACTGGAGCGGCGGGGACGGTTCGAGATGAACGCGCGAGCCGCTAAGAGTAAGAAGATTCAGATTGAAGTGTTTCACGTTATGTCAAATGGTGGCCCGTGGGATATTGGAAACTTGCATTACGTTGAGGTTCCGCCTGAGGGTATTTTTGATATGTTCGAATGTACTGACCTGACGTACACTGTAAATGCAGATAAGACAATTAAGACTAGTCTAACGCTATCTCCTCCGCCTTCAGCAGGAGGTGGAGAAGGATTCGGGCTTGCTAATATCAAATTCAATACTGGAGAAGCGCGTATGGCGCAGTCCGGTATTTCGTTGATAGCAGGACAGTTTCCAGAGCCGTGGTTGCCTCCAGATTTATCCATTCTTCCATTTATGTCTGCTACCGAATCTCTAGAACAGATGGCGAAGAATGAGCCTCCGCAACCTAAACCCCCGCCGTTGACCCTTCCTTATTGGTTTGGAGAAGTTTCATGACGAGCTTTACTCATTTCCGTGAACGTTCGCGGGATATAAATGACGGTACTGAACGCCATGTGTGGGGTAAGCAAGAATACATCAAAAAGAACGGTTCGATTATTAAAGTTAGAGGAACTGATACCGAAGATCAAGAAGCTGGAGTCTTGGTAGTTGGAGGTGTCTCCTTCAACGTTAAGGAGAAATTTAATACCGAGGTCATGTTGCTTGCAGGTTCATCTGACACCACATTGAAGATGGCGCTGCTAACCATCCCAAAAGATAAGCAGCGGCGATGGGAAGAGGGGCATGGTGGAGTTCAACATCCTACGGATGACACGTTTGCTCTAGACTTCAGCGATTCTCTTGCACATCTCACAAAGAACAAATTCGCAGTTGGCGAGAAAGGTGAGTTCGAAGTTCGGGGCGATAAGGTTTACATTCGCGCCAGTCAGATTATCATGGAAGGCGAATTGATTGTAAATAAGCGTATTAAAACTCCTGAAATTGTACAGGGTAAGGAACCGATTCCTGGCTTCACAGGAAGTAAGCAGGCTGAAGCTAAGGATCCTGATTAATGCGCTCCGCTGATTGCCTACCTGGCGATATTGAGCGTCGCAGAGTATTCTGGACGACATTGGAGTCATGTGGTCGTTACAATCTGTGTGGACAAGAGTGCATTATACCTGGGCTTGAGTATATCAATAAGCCTGAAGGTAGAACGATCTCTAATGTCGAATGGTTGCGGGGTCTAGTTTTAAATATTCTCAATACCCGGGCTAGAAGCGATCTTATGTGTCCAACCCCTGCGGGTACTTATGGTCACTGGTCCGAAAGCTATCGGGACGACGGGCTCTATATCGGAACTCGTATGTTTAATGCAGCAGAAAAATCATACCCCAGAGTTCTTGACGGGGTCAAGGCAATCGGTGCTGCTATCCGTAGTGATGTTAGCAAATTGGTTATTCTTAATCTAGCTACCGGTATTGATGTCGATGTAACGTATCGGGGTCGATCTAGAGTTGATGTTGAGATTACGATCACATCTCGATCTGTTCGTCAAACACTAAACCTTTCCGGTTCGTATAGCTCTGACGTATGGATGTGGAACTGATGTCTTGTATCATCCTCAGACCAGATCCTAAACAATTATTTGATCAGATCAAAAGCCAGTTTTCGTCGACAGTACTTGGCGGCGGACAGGTTATCCCTGAATCAAATGAATGGTACGTTGTATCGAATGATTATGCCGCAGCAGAGCAGTTCTATGCTATTGCGGATCAGATGTGGAGGGAGACTAATCCGGAGACAGCCTGTTGCGAAAATCTGTACAAGATGGCAGCGCAACATGGCGTATATCCAAGACCAGCATCACATGCGGAGGGATATACTAGACTAACTGGTGTAGTCGGATCCGCAGTTCCCCCGTATTTTGAAATTCAAACTTCTGCAGGCATTTATGTGTCTGTCGGTACGATACCATTAACGATTCCTAGTTCCGGTGAGATAGTAGTTCGCATTAGAGCATTGACACCCGGGCCCGCTTACAATTCAGCGGGAGAGATAACAGAAGGTACTCTAATCACACCTGCACCCGGTATCAATACCGAAGTAAGTATCTGCGGAGGTACCTTCTGCGGCGGTGCAGACGCAGAGTCATGTGAAGACTTTCGCAAGCGATATATCGAACGTCTAGCTTATCAGCCTCGCGCAACGATGGCTTGGATTAAGGCCAAGCTACTGGAGTTTCCTTGCGCCACACGGGTCTGTATCCGCGAGGGAGCCTGTTGCCGTTGTGGCGGTGAGTGCGACGATTGGGGTTGCAAGAACTGCGGAAATATGATGCAGTTCTATGTGTTGTTTGATGATACTTTCCCATGTGGAATTCCTCCACAGAATGTCGTAGACGATATCACCGATTGGTTGTTTGGTGAGCATCAGGGCTACGGAGAAGGACAGGTTGAGATTGGAGTGTGCGGAAAGATCTTTGCTCCGATACCACTTCCGGTTAATGTGTTCATAGATATTGAGGGTTGTCCTTCAACTGCACAGAAACAGGTTATAGAAGATCAGATCACGGCGCTGTTTAAGCGAATCTGTCCGTCGATGCCACTATACACTAAACAGCTCGAACTTATCGTAGCCAGCGTTCTAGGGGCCGAAATCAACTCATCTGTTCGGTTTGAGATTGTTGGTTGGGAAGATCATAAGCCTCCGTATCCGAGAGAGCTTGTGTATGCCAGCGGTTGCGGTCTCGAGCCAGAATGCGATGTGCTTCCTTGTCTGAATGATATCACGTTTACACAACCCACGACATCGCCGCCATGCTAGATGTGAATACCACAGGTGATCCTCCGCTTAGTGGTAAGCCGCCGATGGCTATGATCCCGGTGACGAAACTGGGAGCGGATGGCTGCGTACCATTCACAGAGATTGACGAGGTGGGCTGCTGCCCGCCTCCGCTCTGCGGAAATGATCTATGCTGCACCTTTGTGGCGTTTATGAATCTTTTGCCAAGTGGACCACTATGGGATTATTGGAAGGCCGCAGCGATTAGTTATTTCGAATCCAATCCATCTGCGGATCCTGCCGAATGTCCTCTAATTAGTGATCCACAATGCCCGTCATTAATCCTACATGCCATATACGCAGTATTGAAATTACGGATAGTTGTTCATGATGCCTTATGGGTAGCGATGCGGGAGAGTAATCCGTACACGGCTATCAGTACGCTGGACAATTATCTAGCGCGATTGGAATGGGAAGATTGTTATAATCAACACTGTCGTTCCGTATTGCTTGGCGAACTCACTCCATTAGAAGTCTGGACTGAGTGCGGTCCGATGTTCTGTCCGCCCAATTATCCGCCCGAGTTGGAGGAAGCTCTTAAACGTGCCGTTGCGATAGCTCTCACTCGCGCCAACATGGGTATCATAAAGAACCTGTGTGGTATTAATTGGATTATTGAACCTCTTGGTGCTCAGATCCAACCAATCTATCCGCCACCGGAACCGACACATCCAATTGTTGAGGTAGGCCCATGTGTATCTTATTGTATGGAAGATGTGGGTTTTCTTATCAGTAGTAAACAAGATTGGATCGAGGGTGTTGGGAGTGGTGACGTCTGCGAAACGCAACTTCCGCTTCCTCAAATACCTGCTTACTGGGATCAGGGCTGTGATCGTCCTGCGGGTCTGCCAGATCGTATATGGCCCGGCGTGTTAGCGGCTGAGTGCATAGTTCGTTCAATGCTACCACCGACATGCCCACCTAACATCAAAAGGGCTTGCTAGATGTCTAATACTATTTTTCCAGATACCGAGAGCGCCGGTGCTGTCGAAATACGTGACCCTGCGGGTGTTCCGATTCCGCAACCGGAAGTTAACAATGGTTATGTTCCACCTCCCGAGTATGTTGCGACATGCGCTATATCTGCTCTACCGTCGAACTGCGACGCACGAATCGAGCCACGCCAGATTAACGCTATCGTTAGCGAACTGGTTGCCTTCGCAGAGTGTTTAGATACAAACGGTCCATGGGACTGTAACTCGCTAAAGAATCTGTGCAGTGCTTTTACGACGTGGGTTTATGCAAATCGACCCGCTATTTTTATTGGAGATGAAGCTCCGCCCGATCCTTATGAGGGTATGCTTTGGTGGGAACCGGACACGCTATCAATGTATGTGTACGATTCAAGTATTCCGGGATGGGTTAAAGTAAACGATCCGACAATGGCGGTGGACGGTATTTCTATCGTTGGAGATGGATCTGCCGCTGCACCACTCGCAGTTGGAATCATTGACTGCGGAACATGGTGAAGTGATGCAAAAAGTATTCATCAAACGAACAGAATCTTACGCTGCTCCTCCGACGGGGTTGCTACCTGGGGAGTTAGCTGTTGAGATGGCTACGCCAACCCGACTATGGGTAGGCGTTCCAATTTCACTTGATCCAACTGGAAAGAGGTTGCTAGTCGATTTATCCGCTAGTGGTGGTGGCTCTACTGTTGTGATTGCGGATCAACCCCCGCTCGGAGCTCCCGCTGGAACGTTGTGGTGGGAATCGGATAGCGGCGTTCTTTATATCAATTACAATGACGGAACTTCTACGCAATGGGTTATCGTTGGTGGTGCAGGACCACCCGGTCCTGTTGGTCCTACGGGATTAATTGGTCCTGTTGGGCCCGCGGGCCCGCCAGCTCAACTTAACTATGCGCGTTATGACGTTGGAAACGTTAATTCTAAGGTCATTGATGTTCCTAATGGAGCTCATGCGGTTCGTTTGACAGCAATGATAAATCCATCTACATCTGCAGTTTTCAACGTATTACTTCAACTCAGTCTTGCCCCAGGTGTGTTTGTAGAAGCCGGTCAATATACCGCAACTGGTTTTTCTCAGAATTCAAATTCACCGGGAGTAGTGCTTCTTAACTCACATGCTTCTACTCCGGGGATCATGTTAAGTGCTGGGCATGAGAGTGGAGCTTACCCGTTATATTCAGAGGGTCACCTTACACTCAAACGAGCTAACGCTATGATGCCATTCATCTGCAAGACGCGTGGATCGGCATATAATCCCGCTGGCGCATCCAACTCTTTCTATAGTACACATCTTTCTATTGCTGCCGGTACGCAATTGGAAGTGTTGGCGTTGCGTTTCATTTCTACATCTCCTATCAATTGGGCACCCGGCAGTTACATTATCGCGGAGTGGTTCTAGTGGCAATTGACTTTCCCTCGACGCCAACGATAGGGCAAAAGTATCCCGATCCGGCTGTCGCTGGTCAGGTTCAATATACCTGGGATGGAGAGAAGTGGACATCCTATGCTAGCCCCGGCGAAGCCAGTGATCCGATTATTATTTTTTCTGCTGATAGTGGATTACAGCTTAACGGCGGGATGGAGATTTCTCAAGAAAATAACTTCGCGGTTGGCGAGGTTGTTACGGGAACGATACATCCTGTTGATGGATTTAAGATCGAAAAGCCAACTGGAACATCCAGGCTGTCGGCGCAGGGAGTGGTAACAAATATTCCTGGTTTTGCAAGATCTCTGAAGTTAATTTGTCTTGTTGCACAGCCGACAATTGGAAGTGACGTAACTGATATCGCTCTTAATGTTGAAGGAATCTTATCGGCACGTCTCGGATGGGGTACGCCAAATGCTATCCCAATGACGATGAGTTTTTGGATTAAGTCATCTATCTCGGGTAGCTTTCCTGTTATAGTTTATAATAATGATCATTCAGCCGGTGCCACACAAACGGTTCTTAATCTTGTAGCGAATACTGCAAAATGGGTGACGTTAACTTATCCGGGTCAAACAACTGGGGTATGGGATAAAGGTAATCTAGCTGGTCTGCGGATTAAGATGCGAATTGCTGCTGCTGGGTCAATGAATTTTGTTAGTACAGTCGGCAATACAATGGAGATTACTGGCGTTGTTATCTTGCCTGGTGCGCAAGCTCCTACAGCAGAACAGTCTCCATTCATGGTACGTCCGTATAATACAGAATTGCAATTGTGCAAGCGATATTATTCGTATTGTCAATTAAGCGGTGCCGCGACCAAACTATCCAGTCAAACGAATGGATCTCTTGCTGTTGCAATGAACTGGCCAGTTATGATGAGAACAACTCCAACGATTAATATGGTTGGTGGCGCGATGCGGGGACCCGCAGATTACAATTGTTCGTATTGGCCGACGGGTAACGCGGATCTCACTCCCTCGTCCGGTGACATAGGTGTTATTGCACCTGGCGGTATCGGAACGATAGAGACGCAAGCGTGGGTCTGTAGTTTGTCTACGATTCTGGATGCGAGGTTATAATGGCAGAATATCAACTTATAGCTACGGATACTGGTGTTATACGAACATCTGATAACGCTTTCGTTCCAAACGAGCCAGCTAACCGTGACTGGATCGAATACAATGAATGGCTTGCGGATGGCGGTGTACCTGATCCGCATGTGCCCCCGGTATTAGATCCAGTGCGTGACGCTAATGCGCGTCTAGATGCGGGTATTACTGCATCTATCGCCGCAGCAGAAGCAGTGCGCAATTCAATACATGCTATTCCATCAAACTTCAACGCTGCAAACTTTCAACTGTTTCTTGTTCAGGCTAAGGCGCTGAGTGATGCATTCGTTGCAATGCTTGAAGCGCAGGCTGCACCACCACCTCCCTAATTACTTGCAGAAAGGACGACTCTCATGGTTATGTTTCCCGACAGTGGTGTGCCTCCGGCGGAAGCTAAGAATAGCTTGCCCGACGTAGACAGCGATAACTGCGACGAGCTGTGGTATTCGACGTCGCGTTGTCAACCCCGCTTCGATCCTGCGGCAGCCAATGCTATGTTGGCCGAGCAGATGAATCTGATTATGAAGGGGGAATTGAAATACGATTGCCTCAGATTGGATCATGTTGAGAGAGCGACCCGTTACATTGTTCAACGGGGTCTTCCTCGATATGCCATTCTGACTGGCACAGCTGACAACCTTTATGGCTTGCTCGATCCGGCTGCTACCCGTATCAACGACGGTATGACACTGTCAATTCTGCCGAACCTTACTAACTCGGGTCCAGTACTGCTCACCGTTAACGGGTTCGGCCCCCATCCTGTTCTCCGTAACGATGGCGAGCAACTTGGGGCCGAGGATTTCCGACGAAACATCCCAATGGAGATTATTCATCACAACGGCGCCTGGTACGTTGTAGGTGTGGTGTTATCGCAGGTTCCGGAAATCAGAACGGGTGTGGTTCGTGGTTGGGTTCGTACAGATGGATTAGATTCTCCAACTCACGATGGAACGGAGAATACTCCAGCAAAAGCGTTTCGTACTATCAATTACGCTTACCGAACTATGGGTGCTCGTTATTTCCCGTCACCCGAACTCGTACTTGATATCCGACTCGGCATTCCGGGTAACTATGAGGGTTTCTCTATCGGTCCTTACGGTGGTTCGGTTTGGATTACCGGTGATGCTGCAAATCGTAATGCTTATATCATCGAACCGAATACTGGTGCTTATCAATACCAGTGTGCGCAGGCCGATGCCGTCTCACTTTATCTTGACGGTATAAATATGGTAGCGAATCGTGCTAGTCAGAACTGGGCTAATTTGCGAGTCCGACTTTCGGCACTTGTTGGGATTTTTAACTGTTCGTTCGAGCTTCGTTATCCGAATCTGCCGGGTGCATATATCGTGGGCGAAGTTGGTGGTGCGGTTGGTGCGACTTATGAAAATAATTTCTACGGCAACGGTAATACTATATCTGCTTGTATTGGAATGGGAGGTTCCGCGGTTTTCCTGGGTTCTAATCCGCTAACTCAACCGAGTATGTTAAACTTCTATAACACTGGCAATTCTGCTGGTGGTCTCTACGCGCATGATCTTGGTGGTATTCGTTTGTCGGCGATAACTGTAAATCAATCGGGTTGTGTTGGTCCACAGTATCTAGTTACTGATAACTCTCTAATCCGTGCCGGTGGTAATACTCCTCCGGGTAACGCTGCAGGTCTAGCAACAGAGAATGGATTGTACTTCCCATGAGCGCAACAGTCACAGAAGTAGAGTTAAAAGCAAACTGGTGGTTTACCCTTCCGCCAGGCCCCTTCAACTATGACGCTTTCTGGGCGCCAGCAATAGCAGCCAGACCTGAGTTGGCTGCTATGCATCAGTTTCCTCCTATTCCACCTATTGTAAAGCCGACTAGCTAGTTGAAGGAAAAGGGTAAGTGAGATGGCACTTGACTTTCCGTCCAGTCCAACTGTAGGCCAGACCTTTCCTAATCCACCTCAGCCGGGTGTACCGCTGTATGCGTGGGACGGAGAGAAGTGGACTGTAACCAGCGATCCTGATGCCGGCACTGGTGACTACGTTCTAAAAGCCGGCGACACGATGACTGGCAATCTGGCAATACAAAAGACCAGTCCCGTTCTTATTCTTGATGACATTGGTGCAGGACTTGCGGAAATAAAATATTATCGAGGTGGTAAGCAGCGTTGGGGCTGGCGTATGGATAACGCCGCCGAGGGCGGTGGCAATGCTGGATCGAATTTATTATTATATGCAATGGATGATGCCGGAGTTGCGGGGGTTGGTAATCCATTAACCATTAGTCGTGCCGATAGTCGATTGGGATTGATTGGAGATCCAACTGCTCCACTTCATGCTGCAACTAAGCAATATGTAGACAATAAGAGCGTGTCCGGAGCTTACGTTCTAAAGACCGGCGACACTATGACCGGGACTTTAACTAATCTAGCAAATATATCTGTTCCAAATGGTACGGTATCTAGTTATCATGTAAATGCTTCTGGAAATGTTCAAGCGGGTAACGTCTATTCGACCTATGGAATGTCGACAGGTACAAGTGGATTTAATGCCACCAGTCCTGGATATGATGTAGTAGCTGTCAACGCGGTTGTAGCAGGTGCGCCTGCTTTGTATCTCCAAGCAATACATCAAGCGGGTGTTCGTTATTTTTGGCGAGCTGTGAGTGGAGGTCCATATTTTGATTTTAGAAGCGAGGGAGATGCAACGAGTCAAGTAGGCGGCTGGTGGGTAGCCCATTCTGATTCACGTATCAAAACTGTAACTGGTAACTATGAAAGTGGCCTCGATCAGATTGCTGCATTGCAACCGGTACGCTACACCTTTAAAGGAAACGATACAGATAGGCCCCCGGATCAGCCAGTGGGCAGCGACGAACATGGTAATCCGCTGCCACGAACGGGTGATCCAGGTGTAGCGCCGTATCCCGCTTCTGGTCATTATCTTATGGCAACAGCCGCTACAGAATATATTGGATTGGTTGCTCAAGACGTTGAAATACCAATGCCCGAATTAATATCAAAGGTAGCGGGATACATTGATGGTACTCCTGTTAATGATCTGCGTCTCTACAATGGTACTTCACTTGTATATGCGTTGATCAATGCTGTGAAGGAATTAAAAGCCCGCGTTGAAGTTTTGGAAACGGCAGCGGTAGAATAGCCCCGCACCAGACAATGGATTATTCTTCCCGTGAACAAGACTTTGGTGTCGACATTGTTATTGATATTTGCTTTCTCCATGCTGGTGTTTGGCATCTGGCGAGCAATCACTGCGACCCATGCACAGTCAACCCCAGCTTGTGTCAGTGCCAAAGATCAAGAGCACATTCGTAAATTATATAATGAGGCTATTGATAAAGCGTTTCAGGAACACATTGCGAATTTATTCAGCGTGTGGTTAAAAGATTACAGTCCAGAACCGAAGCGAGCTATCGTTGGAACAGACAATGGTATCAGCGCACATCAACGCGCTTACAATCTGAAATATTGGAACCCTCCGGTGTGCCCATGAACACAAAATTCAACAAGGCAACATTCTTCGATTATGTTCGCGATCACCTGTTTGAGGGTGTACTAGCGCAATCTCAAGTTACCGGTATGAATTTCGTTTTGCGTGAGTGGCGTAAGCGTTATGGCTTCGGGGGTGATCATCGAAAACTCGCTTATATGTTTGCAACTGATTATCACGAAACAGCCTTTACAATGATTCCAATCACCGAGTACGGTTCGATGGAATACTTGCAGAGCAAGCCATATTATCCATATATAGGCCGTGGGTTTGTTCAACTTACTTGGGAAGAGAATTACGCTAAGGGTAGTGACGTCTGTGAAGAAGATCTAGTTAATTATCCTGATCTGGCGTTGCAACCGGATGTTGCTGCAATCATTATGTTTGATGGTATGGAGAAAGGTTGGTTTACTGGCGATTCGTTAGGTAATTATTTTAATGAGGTTGACGACGATCCTTACAATGCTCGTCGTATTATCAACGGTACTGATCGTGCTGAAGAGATTGCAAAATATCATGAACAGTTTTTGCAAGCTATCTCGGATGCAGTTGAATAATGTCAGAAGACTTTAACATATCCGCGGAACCGGGAAACGATATCCGCTATAATCCTGGGCCGGGTACTCCTGAGTCCCCGGATGGAGCTTCGACTTACTTCAACGGTGGTAAAGGATTCGGCAACTCCGGCAAGGATGGTCGAGTCTATATTGGAGCGGATGTTGGATATCTTAATCTTCCGCATGACGTTCATCCTCCGCACCCAGAGAACGGCGATCTTTGGACAAGAACGGACGGGGTGTTTGCGCGTATCAATGGTGTCACTGTAGGCCCACTTGGTACGGGAAGTGGAAGCGGTGGAACACCTGGTCCCCCAGGCCCTCAAGGACCAACTGGGCCACAAGGACCTCCCGGCGATCCGGGCGCTCCTTCAACTATACCAGGCCCGGCTGGGCCACAAGGTGCCAAAGGAGATCCAGGCACACCTGGTTCACAGGGTCCGACTGGGCCAGCAGGGCCTGCTTCAACTGTACCCGGTCCAGCGGGACCTCCGGGTGCTACAGGAGCGCAGGGGCCAGTAGGGCCGGAAGGACCACAGGGTGCAGCAGGTACCGGTATTAATGTCAAGGGACAGGTACCGACAGTTGGTGATTTGCCTCCAACTGGGAATGCAGATGGTGATGCTTACATTGTCGTCGAAACCGGCGATATGTGGATCTGGGATTCAGAGACTGGGACATACATTAATGCGGGGCCAATTCAAGGTCCAGTAGGTCCAGCAGGTCCGCAAGGTGTTCAAGGTCCAGAAGGTGTTCAGGGACCTGTAGGTCCGGAGGGTCCGCAAGGCGATCAGGGCGTTAAAGGTGACACTGGCGATACAGGATCACAAGGGCCGATCGGCAATACTGGTCCGCAAGGTCCGACAGGTGCGACGGGTGCGGATAGTACAGTTCCCGGTCCGGTGGGTCCGGAGGGACCACAGGGAGATCCGGGTCCGACGGGCGCGACAGGACCAGAAGGTCCTCAAGGTGACCAAGGTATCCAAGGCATCCAAGGGCCGATAGGCGCTACAGATGCCGATAGTACTG